CATTGGAATTCACCCACCACCCGCGATTCTATTTCAACTTTGTGGAGGACAAATGAACAATTGGGAACTCTATGAGGACCACCCGAAGTTCAAGGAAGCCACCGCAGCGATTGACCGCGCCTGGGTGGAGGCCAAGCAGATCGCGCCGGCCGAGCCGACGCGGGAGCGCGCGCAGCTCGCTGCGCTGCATATGTACCTGGTCCTGGGCAAATACAGGGAGGTTGGCGCGTGCGACACCGAGCCTCGCTGGGCCGTCAAGGACGCCATCCGCCAACATTTCGGTTGTGATGACTGGGACTTCTAGGCCATAATGGCCAACTAGCAATGGAGACAAGAAAATGGTGTTAATTTCAAATGAGCGTGGCCACAAACCGAAACTGTGTTCTTGTGGTTCCGGCCTCGAACGGGAGGCCCAATTCGACGGTTATAACATCTTCCTTTGTTACACCTGCCCGCAATGTGAAGCGGAGCAGATGATGCAGTGGCGTTCCGACATCAAGGAGCTGTATTTCGCCGACGAACCCATCGAGGAGGATTAGATGCCGACCTATTACGACGACAATTATGGCCACTGGACCGACACCGACGACCCGGACGTGGTCGCGTTCTACCACAAGGTCCAGGCCGAGAGCGTTCGCAAGACCTGCTCTTGCTGCGGCCGGATCGTCAAGATCCGGCCGGAATACTCGATCTGCAACAGCTGCGCCGATGCTGCGGAGCGCGGCGGATGCTGATCGATTTCCTCTGGATGATGGCAAGCCTGCTGCTGTTCCTGCTGCCCTTGGCGGTATGTGCGGTCACCATGCTTGTCGTGAATGCGTTTGCCGGCCGTCGATGGCTGGATTGATTAGAGCCACGGAGGAAGTGGGCTGCGAACCCTAGGCCTCCCCGTGCCCGTCCCTGATCCCAGCGTTCGCAGCAAACAGGATCAGGGGCGGGACCACACGGTTTCCCCCCAACAGGAGTCCAGATGAAACTACCCCCACGTCAAGCGATGAGTCCCGTCGAGTTCCGCAAGGCACTCGAACACTTCAGCATTACCCAGGAAGACGCCGCGCGCCTGTTCAACGGCACGGCGAACCGCTCTGGCCGGCGCTGGGCCAGGAACGGCGCGCCGTTTCACGTCGCGTTGATTCTCAGCATGATGCACCGTCGCAAGTTGTCGGTGCGGTACATCGACGAGGTTGGCGAGAAGTGGCGCAAACAAATGAAAACAAACCAGACCCAAGCATAATGGAGCCAAAGCAATGATAGACGTCATCCTTATGAACGGCGGCACCCCTGACCATGTCGGGATCATCCCCCTGATGCTGAACCTGGACGATATGCGCCCCGCACGCGACCAACTCGATGAGCACTACCAGCACGGCGGCGGCTGGCGGCCCCAGGGCAAGTTCGAGAGCAAAGGCTGGGGGCGGCTGAAATACCCCGGCGATCCCATCATGGTTCCCCTGGCCGAGATCCCGTTCCGCGACGAGACGATTCGCATCTATCAGTATGGATATGTTGCCATATTCCAGAAGGATGGAACCTTCGAAGCGGCCCGCATGGATTAGGACTAGAACTAAATTTACATCTGTGTCTATCATGCGATTCTCTGAAAGGCCGTGCCATGACCGATATGACCGACAAGATAATTCTCGATCTCGATGGCCTGACGCCTGACCGTTCCTATAACGCCTGCCTCAAACAGTGCGAGAAGCTGGGCCTGATCGAGAAGATCAAGCACGGCGATCACGAATACGGCCGCGCCACCCAGCTGGGCGTCAACGCGCTCTGCGTCCTGTTGCAGATGGCCAGCAACGCCCAGGAACCCAAGAACCGGTTGAAGGAATCATGAACCGTCCCTCACCCGATTCCGTGGAACGCACCTGTGAACGCTGCCTGAAGCTGTTCACGGGTGCGTTCTGGCATATTTTCTGCGAAACCTGCCAGCCGGTCGTAGCCAGGCTCGTAACGGGGAAAAAGAAATGACCGCCTACACTGACCAAGCCATCACCGACGCCATCATCGCGGCGGTCTCGACCGATAATCAGTTGGTAGCGGTCTACATCGATACCAAGAAATTCATCGAGACGTTCAACGGCCACCGCGACCGCAAGCTGTGTACGTCGCTCGATTTTCCGTCATCAGCCCCGACGACGCATGCCTCTCTACCTTCGGGAGAGAGTGACCCATCGGTAACGTCGGGTTTCGTCGGGGCTGGTACTGCCCATTCACCACTGGAAGCGGCGCTGCGGGCGATCATCATCCGATGCGATGAAGGCGACAAGAAATCTGACTGGCTTCCGATCATATCCGACATTGCCAAGCGTGCCCTGCAAGGTGCTGCCCAAACACCAACCAGACCTTATGGCGAAGTGTTGGATGAAATGGATCATCAAGCCAAATACCAGTCCGCGACCACATCAAGTGGTGCGGACGGTGTTGCCGCCTATGAGCGCGGGTTCAAGGATGGGGTGTTCGTCGGGCGAGAAATGCCGAACAGTGACGATGATGCCCGCGCCCGCTTTCTTGCAGACCGCGCAGACACAGAACGCAAGCAGGCGAGCAATCCCAGTTCACAGGCGGAGCTGTGTCCTAGCTGCAATCTGCCCTATTCAAACGGCGACACATGCCCAGCATTCCGCGGTGGTTGCCCTATGGGAGGAGATTTCTGATGGGTAAGCGCAAGTTCGAATGGCAACCGATTGAAACCGTGCCGCGAGACGGCAGGGCTGTCTTGGTGATGCGCGATATCTGGCCCGGCACCGAAAGCGGACGGGCCGAGGAATGCAACGGGCATAATACTTACGTCGCCATGTGGTGGGGCAGCGAATGGGTATGCTACATGGATCAAGTCCAAGACCCGCGCTGCCCCATTGAGCCGACGCATTGGATGCCGCTACCCTCCCCGCCCGCCGTTCAAACAACACCAATCGAAACCGGAAAGCATTGGGCACACCCGATGACTGAGGAAAAGCAGCTGTTGATCGCGGTGGCGCGAGCCGTCTTGCAATGCGCCCAGTGGGGGCAGAACACAGGCATCGATCCGGAAGTGCGCAATGCGCTATCGGCGGCGCTCGATACCGTGCAGCGCGGTGTTGCCCAGGCACCTACGGATGAGAAAATGACCCGCGTCGATGCCTCGCTGGCGACCCAGCTGGGTCGCTCGATCAAGCTCAATGCCGAACTGAGCGCGGAGATCACTCGATTGAAGGCGGATGTAGACACTTTGAAGGCCATGCTGGAGTGACGGTCACAAGGATCATCTTCGGCATGTCGGCGCTGTTCGCATTGTTGTTCGTGTTCGCGTTCCAGCGCATCCCGGTGCCGGAGCCGATCAGTGTTCGCGAGGCGCAGTTCGATGAATCGTGGAACGACGTGATGCAGACCTTTCCGCTAGCTAAGAAGACCGATCCGCTGCGAATCATATCCACCGATCCCAAACCGGTGGTGGTCGAGCGCGTCATGCCCGACGTGCCGGCCGAAGAACCTGTGGTTGATGCCTCACGGCTGCGCCGGACCCGCAGTCATCGGACAACGTCTGGCATCACGAAAGCCGTCCCGGCGGGCCACAGGGACATCTGCCGCGGCAAGGGCAAGCGATACACCCACGGAGGACGATCATGGCGATGCCGCAGGTAAAGGTCAGGCTGATGGAGGACATGCACTCACACCTGGGCAAGCAGCTGCACCGGCTGATCAGTGATCACGTCGACACCTGCACGCGCGCCGATCTCGACAACCGGGAGGTCGCGTCGATTGTGATGTCGGCCATGCTATTCGAGACGACCGTGGCGGCCTACGCCATGCAGATAGAGGAAGACAGCTTCCTGTCCATCTGCCTGGAGTCGTACCAGCACATGAAAGACATCATCAGGCAGAAGCAGAGAGAGGCAATACAATGAACGACACCACAGAGCAGAACGAACCCCGGCACGGCGGCGGCCCCACCGGCCCGACCTTTGTTGCCGGCCCGCACCCCGATCCCGTCTATGACTTCGAGAAGCTGGGCGTCAAGATCGCCGAGAACCTGGTGTTGATGGCCGAGGCCCAGGTCGCCGAGGCCATCAATCTGCTGGAGCAGACCAAGGCCTTCGCCGACAGCATCCGCAGCCAGGTGCAGATCCAGACCGAAGCGTTGAACAACTTCAACGGCCGGCTCAAGACCTTCGGCGGCGAGCTGCTGGAGGCGCATCGCAAGTTCAACGGAGGGCACAAGTAATGCCGACCAAAGACCCACACGTCGCGCTGATCGACGCCAAAGAGAAGATGGACAACATCAAGCTGAGGATGAAGGCCGCGGTCGACGCCATGCAGGCCAAGGTCGCCGAAGGGTACAAGCTGACCCCGGACGATCGGCAGGAGATGGCCCGCTTCCGGCAGCGCATCATCGACGAGACACGGCGCGTGCAGGACGACCTGGCCGAAGAGCTGCAGTCGCATGGGAAGCTGGATAGTTGAGTGAAAAGTGCATGTGCCCCCGATGTGGTCAGCCATTGCCGCCGCAATCGCGCGAGGGCGTTTACCTGCCCGCCCTCAAGGCGCAGATATTCGACTTCATCCACGCACACCAGGGTGTCACCGCGGAAGGGATCGCTTATCACGTCAGCAACAAACCCGACAACATTCGCCAGCATGTCAACCAGATCAACGCCATGCTGGAAGCAACCCACACGCGGATTCGGTGTGAACGCGACGGCAATCGGCCAGGCAGCTACCGCATAGTAAGGAGTAAACGGTGAAGAAGCGCAAGAAGATCAGCTTCAAGAAGATCGATCGCGAGAAGACCGCACGCGCCAGGGAGCGCGTGTTGAATGAAGCACGCAAGAAAGGCTCGATCACCAACGCCAGGGCGCGCATCGTCGGCCGTTGGGATCAAAGTTGGTACCATTTAAATGCCATGCGCGAAGCCGGATTGTTGAAGAAGGACGGATTCAATGTGTGGCGACCCCGGAGATGACCCATGCCCTATGCAGCGTTCGAAGCGTGTCAGGTACAGGTAGGCGACGATCACAAGCCACACCGAGGCGTTCGCGTCAGGTGCGGCTACTGTCCGGCCGAGCTGGCGGTCCCGATCAACACGTCCAGAAGTTACGGCGAGGATAGCGAACAGTCTGAGCGGATGGCCATCGCCAAGTTCGAGCAGCGTGGCTGGAAGATCGGCAAGACCGCCAGCCAGCACCGATGTCCAAAGTGTTTCATCGCCATCAAGAGTGCCGCCAAGCACAAGGGAGAAGAAGCCATGAGCAACAAAGTCGTACCGATGACGTCCACCGCCCTCGCATCCCAGACCGTCGAGCTGCCGCGAGGCGAGCGTGCCATGACCCGTGACGAAAGGCGGATCATCATCGCCAAGATGCAGGAGATCTATCTCAACGAAACCGTCGGCTATGCCGGCGACTGGACCGACGACAAGGTGGCCGAAGACATGGGCGTGCCGCGAGTCTGGGTGTCCACGATCCGGGACGAGACGTTCGGCCCTGAGCTGAACGAGAACACCTACAAGTTCAAGGGCGAAGCCCAGATGATACTGGCCGAGATGCAGGCCGCTTACGATCGCTCGCATGAGCTGCTGGTCAAGAGCATCCAGATGATCGAACTACTCAAGGCGGTGGTGGCGAAGAAATGATCAAGAACTTCCTGTTCGTTGACTTCGAGACGTTCTATTCGGCCGAGTATTCGCTCTCGCGCCTGTCGCCACCCGAGTACATCCTGGGCGACCAGTACGAGACGATCATGATGGCGGCCTATGACCCGCACTGGGCCGCACCCAAGATCATCAACGCCGACAAGCTGCCGGCATTCCTGGCCAAGTATCCGTCGGAGGAAACCGCGTGCTGCTCGCACAACGCGCTGTTCGACGCATCGATCCTGTCCTGGCGCTACGGCTGGGTGCCGGCGCGTATTGTCGATACGCTGGGCATGGTGCGGGCGCTGCGTTCGTTCAAGCGCAACTCGTTGGGAAGCGTAGCCAAGGAGCTGTTCGGTGCCGACACCAAGGGCGGCATGCTGGCCAGGGTCAAGGGTATGACCGCGGCCGACATCAAGCGCGCCGGGCTGTGGCCGGGCATGTGTACCTACGCGATGGGTGACGTCATGCTGTGCTTTCGCATCTACATGGCGCTGCAGAAGGAATTCCCGTTAGAAGAAAGGAAGGTCATGGACCTGGTGCTGCGGGCCGCGGTCGATCCGGTGGTGCAGGCCAACGTGCCGCTGCTGGAGGCGCATCTGGCTGACCTGCGCAAGCGTAAGGAGTGGATGCTGCGCGAGTGTGGGTACGACAAGGCGGCGTTGATGTCGACCAACATGTTCCAGAAGGCACTCGAAGCTCTGGGGGTCGAGGTCAAGACCAAGCTGTCGCCGACCGGCAAGACCATTCCACAATTTTCAAAAACGGACCCGTTCATGGCCGAGCTGCTGGAGTACGACTCCTACAGCGAAGACGGCACGTCGGCCGACGACATCAACTATCAGGTCCAGACCCTGGCGGCGGCGCGGCTGTCGCAGAAGAGTACGCTTGAAGAAACAAGGACAGAGCGGTTCATCAACATCGCCAAGCTGCCCTGGCCCGCCGGCACGCCCCAGTTGCCCGTACCGCTGCGCTACGGCGGTGCCCACACGCATCGTCTAAGTGGCGAGTGGTCGATGAACATGCAGAACCTGCCGCGCGACAAGACCCGCAGCAAGCTGCGCCAGGCGCTGATGGCCCCGCCTGGCCACACCATGATCACGGCCGATCTCGCCCAGATCGAGGCCCGCATCGTCGCCGCACTGTGCGACCAGGGTGATCTGGTCGAGCGGTTTCGCCGCAACGAGGACGTCTATGCCTGGTTCGCCTCCAAGGTGTTTCAGCGCCTGATTACCAAGAAGTCTCACCCTAATGAGCGATTTCTGGGAAAGACGGCCATCCTTGGCCTGGGCTATGGCTGCGGCGTCGAGCGGTTCATCGTCATGGTCCGCACCCAGGCGCGGCAGTACGGCATCCCGCTCGATGGCATCTTCGACGACGAGATCGCGCAGGAGATCGTCGACACCTACCGGCAGCTGTTCTCCAACATCCCGAAGTCCTGGCGGCGGCTGGATCACTATCTGAGCGGCTACATCAACAACAAGCTGAAGACCCAGAAATCCAGCTGGGGGCCGGTGACGTTCTCGTCTGGCCGCATCAGGCTGCCGAACAACATGTACCTGCGTTATGAAGACACCACCAAGCTGTACGGTGCCAAGCTGCTGGAGAACATCGTTCAGGCCTTAGCGCGTATCGTGGTGATGTCGGCCGCGGTGCGGCTGGCCGACCAGAAGCTACGGTTCGTGATGCAGGCACACGATGAGCTGGTATTCATCGTACCGGATGACGATGTAGCAGAGGCAAGAGCGTTGATCGAGCTTGAGATGATTCGGGAGCCGGACTGGCTGCCGGGGCTGCCGCTGGCTGTGGAGCTGGGGCAAGGCGCTAATTATGGGGAGTGTAAGTAATGCAAGGTCTACGTGTTTATGTTGCCGGTCCGATGGAAAGTGCCGGCGGCAATTGGAATCTGCCGCTGTTCGATCATGTCACCCAAATGCTGCGCAGTCTTGGCTGCGAGGTGTTCAGCCCGGCCGAACACCTTCGGCGGCACCACGGCTCCGTTGAGAAGATCAAGGGATTCTCCAAGGAGATCCGCAAGCTGGCGCGCAAGCACGGCCTCAAGGACGAGATCAACTGGATCATGGACCATGCCCAGGTGGTGTGCCTGCTGCCCGGCTGGGAGCGGTCGCCGGGAGCCATGGCCGAACGTGCCGTGGCGCTGGCGATCGGAGTTCATGTCTATGAGCTGGACACCACCCTGTTGCTCGACCCCAAGGCCAAGTTTGACTTCAACCCGGAGCAGGCGGATACTTTGGTTCTTACAAAAGATTGAAAGATGAAAAGATGTTGGAATCGGTGCCCAAGAGCTTCTCTTGGTCGTTCAGCCGTCTGAAAGCATTCGAGGATTGCCCGCGCCGGTACCACGAAACGCAGGTTCTCAAGGACGAGCACGGCAAACCAAAATGGCCGGAAGAGCCGTCGGCGATTCTTAAATTCGGCGACGACGTTCACAGCCACATGGCCGTCGCCCTGCGTCACAACCAGCCGCTGCCGACCAAGTACAAGCAATTCCAGCAATGGATCGACAAGGTTGCGCGTACTCCCGGCGAGCTGCTGGTGGAGGACGAGTGCCAGTGGGCGGTGACGCGCGAGATGAAGCCGTGTGCCTGGTTCGCCAAGGATGTCTGGCTGCGCACGGTCGCGGACGCGGTCAAGCTGGATGACAACGTCGCCCTGGTGGTGGATTGGAAGACCGGCAAGTCGCTCAACGGCGATCCGGTCCAGCTGATGCTGACGTCGCTGATGGCCTTCCTGCAATTCCCCAAGCTGGAGTGCGTGCGTTCGGACTTCATCTGGCTGCAGGAGGATTGTCAGACCACCCAGGTGCTGTACCGTAACGAGTGCGCGGCGCAGTGGACCAACATCCTGCCGCGGGTGGCGCGACTGGAAAGTGCTACGGCCAGTAACAATTTTCCGCCGCAACCCAACCGGTTCTGTCGGAATTGGTGTCCTGTCCGCTCCTGCGAGTATTATGGCAAATGACAGAAGAGATTTGGAAGCCCGCTCCAGGATATCCACTCTACCTTGTGAGCAACAAAGGACGTGTTGCCAGCATCATGCAGACCCGTACTGGCAATACTGGTCGTAGCCTGGTCAATTTCACAGTTGGTGACACGAAAGGTCACAAGGGGACAGGACGACTACCCAAGAAAGCCGAACTTCTTCACCGAATCATTCTTGAAGCCTTTGTAGGACCACCGCCTTCTGATGATGCTTGTGGCTTGCATTGGGATGACGACATAACCAACAACCACTTAGAAAACCTGCGGTGGGGTACAAAAAGTGACAATGGGCACGACGCCGTCAGGAATGGGCGGCATCGCTGGAGTAAGTGAAAAGCACGTTAAAGAAGCCGTCAAGAAGCGCCTTAACGCAATAGGCGCCTACCACCATTGGCCAGTCCAGATGGGCATGGGAAATCCATGTCTAGACTGTCACGGCTGTCTCAATGGACTGTACTTCGCAATAGAAACCAAGCGACCAGGCGGCCAGCCAACCCTGCGCCAGCGAATAACGGCACAGCAGATCCGGAACGCCGGCGGCCTGACCTTCGTGATTGATACAGTGGAGAAAGCCCGTGCCCTCTTCGATGATCGTTTCCCGCTCGACGGGCCAACTACTGGTCCCCTATAGCCCGAAGCTCGATAGCCTGGTCGGCGGGGACATCAAAACCATCGATCACGATAACCAGACCTTCGCCATCCTGCCGCACACTCCACGCACCCAGATGCAGCTGCGTGCCCTGGGCATGGAAGCGCCAGCGCCCATCCTGTTTCACTATGATTGGGCGTCCTCGGACGGGGCTGTCCCCTTCCAAGTCCAGAAAAACACTGCGGTTTTGGCAACATCTCATCGACGGGCCTACATTCTGAATGACATGGGTACTGGCAAGACCAAGAGTTCCCTCTGGTCCTGGCGGTATCTACATAATGCTGGTGTGGCCAAAAAGCTCCTAATCGTCGCCCCCCTGAGTACGCTGAAGTTCGTCTGGATGCGTGAACTCCTGATCACCATGCCGGACATCAAGGTCGCGGTGCTGCACGGCAGCCGCGCGCGGCGGCTCAAGCTGCTCGATAGCGATGCCGACGCTTACATCATCAACCATGACGGCGTGAAGTCGATCGTCGCCGAACTCTATGCCCGCACCGACATCGACACCCTGATTCTCGACGAGCTGGCGGTCTACCGGAACAACTCGCTGCGTTCGAAGCGGATGCGCGACTTTGCCCAACGCTTCACCTGGGTCTGGGGCATGACCGGCAGGCCGATGCCCAACGCCCCGACGGACGTCTGGAACCAGTGCAAGATTCTGACCCCTGCCAATGTGCCGAAGTTCTTCCGGCACGCCAAGTCCATGCTGATGCTCCAGGTCAACCAGTACAAATGGGTACCCAAGACTGACGCGATCGACATGGCGTATTCCTGGATGCAGCCGGCAGTCCGATTCGCGCTCGACGACGTGGTCGAGCTGCCGCCGGCGATCTACCGCACCGTCGAAGTCGAGATGTCCGGGGAACAGGCCCTTAAGTACCGCAAGATGGCCAACGAGTTCGCCATGCTGGTGAAGGACAAGGTGATCACCGCCGCCAATGCCGCGGTCGCCACCGGCAAGCTGCTGCAGGTCGGCGCCGGCTACGTCTATTACGACAACCCGCTACATGTGGTGTTGGACTCCGAACCCAGGCAGCAGATGTTGTTGGAAATGATCGCGGAGGCCCCGCACAAAGTGATCGTGTTCGCACCCTGGAGGCATTTGATCGACGGATTGAGCGCACTGTTCGATGGTTTGAAGGAACCGCTCGACCATGCCGTGGTGCATGGAGATGTAAAAAAACGTGAAACGATTTTTAATGCATTCCAAAACACAAACAAATACCGTGTACTGCTCGCGCACCCCGGATGCGTGCATCACGGCCTGACACTCACCGCCGCGACCACGATCATCTGGTACTCGCCGACGTATAGCCTCGACATCTACGAACAAGCCAACGCACGCATAAGGAGGGTCGGACAGCAACACAAACAGCTATTCCTGCATCTGCAATCTTCACCAATCGAACGCAAGGTCTATCAGATGTTGCGTTCCAAGCAGCGCACGCAAGATGCGTTCCTCGAAATGATCAAAACCTCTATGGCAAATGGAGAAGACTATGCCGAAACCTAAACTGGTGGTCGAGAACACCACCGACCACATCGACAAGCGAGTGGAGCAATATATCTGGATCCGCGGCGAGATCGAGCGGATCGAGAAGAGACAGGCTGACGAACTCAAGGAGCATAAGCTGACCAAGGAAAAGTTGGCCGGCGAGCTGCTGGAGTTCCTCGACAAGAATCACCTGAAGAGCGCCAGGACCGCGTTCGGCCTGGTGACCGCCCTTGTCAAATCTACTTCGCCCCTGAGCGATCCCGATGCCTTCATGGAGTTCGTGCGCGAGAACGACGCCTATGAACTGATGAACCGGGTTGCCAATCCGACTGCGTGCCTGGCCTACGCCGAAGAACACGGCAGCCTGCCACCGGGCGTCAAAATCAATTCCAGAAGGACAATAGGAGTTACCAAGTCATGAGCGATCTCTCAAAATTCAAGATTGCCGATGCATTCAAGACCGGCGGTCCGGTCAAGTCGATGGCGGCCGATCTCTCGTCCGGCTTCGCATCGCTCCGCTGCAAGGGCAAGATGTGGAATCTGAACCTGGGCGGCAAGTCCTACCCGATCAAGGACGACAAGGGCTACAACCTGCCTTACGTCGATTTCGTCATCCTGGGCGGCGCCGAGAAAAAGTCCCGGATATATTTCCCCGCGTGGGACGAGGACAACGCTTCCGGGCCGATCTGCGCCTCGCTCAAGGGCGACGTGCCGGATCCCGGCGTCAGCATTCCGCAGTCCAAGACCTGCGCGGCCTGCCCGCGCAGTCAGTGGTCCGTGAAACCTGACGGCAGCAGCAAGCCCGAGTGCCAGGAGCACAAGCGGGTGGCAATCCTGCTGATGCCGGACATGACCAAGAAGCTGTTGCCGGCACCGTTGCTGGAGCCGGTGTTCTTCAAGATCCCGCCCGGCAGCTTCAAGACGTTCAAGAAGTACGACGACATGTTCGTGGCCGCCGGCATTCAGCCCCACGCGGTGGTTACCCGCGTGTCGTTCGTGGACGGCAAGCAGTTCGAGATGCATTTCGAAACCGTGCAGGCCCTGACTGCCAAGGAAGCCCCGCGCGTGCTGCAGCTCACCGAAGACCCGCAGACCAAGATCATCATTGGCGAGACGTCGAACCTTCGCCAGCTCCCGTCACGCCAGGCCCCGCCCCAACAGCGGATCGAAACCGGCTTGATGGATGCTTTCGGGGAGGCGGATGAAGACGACGATGAGGTGGAGGTAATCCCCCCGCCGAAGAAGACCCGCGCCAAGAAGATCGAAACCGTGATCGAAGCGGAACCGGAACTGGCGGCACCACCGCCGGAGTCACCGGAAACGGAGGATGGTGACGAACCTTGGGAAGAGAGCGACACCGATCTTGACGCGACGGTGCAGAAGCTGATGAACAAGACGAACAACATGCTCAAGTAGTCTTCAACCCATGGACGTCAGGGGATTTCTGGAAAACGTAGTCCCCTGGAATCTGGGGGGTTACGTCACGATACACTGGCACCGTCCGGGGAGTAACTTCCGCGGACGGTCCTTCAAGACGCTCGACGCGGCCCTGGCGTTCGTTACCGATCTCGCGGACAAGACCCAGGACAACATCTACTACTGCATATCGCACCAGAGTCGTAACAACGGCCAGCGCGATCGCGACCATGCTATGGGGTTGGTCTGCCTCCCCATGGATTCGGATATCAAGCCCGGTAGCCCCAAGCACTACCACTCGGTACCGGAAGCCATTGTCGCGATCTTCGAGTTCTGCCTGCTGGTCGGCATTCCGCGGCCGTCTTACATGGTGGTGACCGGCGGCGGCCTGCACGTCTACTGGCTGTCGGACCGGGTGCTGCCGGTCGAGGAGTGGCAGCTCTACGCTGACGCGGTCAAGCACGCCGCCATCAGGGCCGGGATCAAGTTTGACCGCCAGTGTACCGGGGATGCCGCACGGGTGCTGCGCGTACCCGGTACCAGCAACTGGAAGTACGGCGCGCCGCGGACGGTCCGCATGCTGCCGCCCAATTACAGCCCAGGCACCAAGCACGATTTCGCCGAAGTGTTCAAGAAGCTGCTGAATCACCCGAAGTTGACGGTCGTTGGCGGCGGCGGTGGCCTCGGCAAACTCAACATCGCCCCGGAATTCAAGGGTCAGCCGGTCAAGCCGATGGCTGGCGACCTGCTGGAGGAACTCCCCCCGCTGCCGTTCGAACCCATCATGGCCGAATGTGGCTTCCTGCGTGAGGCCTATGAGACGGGGGGTGCTGCATTTGACAATAATCTCTGGAACCTTACAACTCTGATCGCTCATTTTTTGGAGAATGGACATGACCTTGCGCACAAGTTCGCGGACAAGCACCAAACCTACATCTTCGAAAAAACGGAAGAACTCTGGGAAAGGAAAGGCGTTGAGCGGAAAGCAAAAAAGCTCGGCTGGCCGCAATGCAAAACCATCGAAAGCGCGGGCAGCACGCACTGCGCAGCCTGCCCTCACCGCGTCAAAGAAAAGTCCCCGGTTAACCTCGGCCTTGCAGCCGCAAGGGCGGGCCAAGTCGACCAAGACATCAAAGCTCTCGGCGGTATCCGCCCGGAAGACCTTCAGCTCCCGGAGGGCTACTGCGTAGACCTGGAGGGGCGCATCTGCGCTGTCGTTCGCGCCAAGAAAGTAGGAAAAGTTATTCATTCCGCGCGCCTGGTGGTCTTGCTCAAGACCATCATCCGCGCGCCGTCGCTGCAGCACAAGGATGGGGATTTTGGTATTGGGTTCATTGCCAATACCGATCTGAACGGCACCGCGGAGGTGTTCATGAGTGCCTCCAATTGCTATGGGCACGCACTGCTCGCCTTCCTGCCCAAGCACGCGGTGCTGTTCAACGGACACAAGGAGGCGAAGGCTATCTTGTCGGACCTGTTCGCGCCGTCCTGGCTGGAGAAGTTGATGAAGGCCCACGTCGCCAGCCGCGATAGCGGCACGATGGGCTGGCGCTACGAGGACAACAAGCGGATCGGCTTCGTCTACGGCAATACGCTCTACCACTCCGACGGCCGCGACGTGCCGCTATTGGCTGCATCCGACAGCGACTTCCGCTCCTGGTACATGCCGGTCGGCAGCAAGGATGCCTGGCTGCTGGCCGCCAAGCTGCTGACGGACCGCAAGCGGCCGGAGCTGGACATCATCATCGCGGTCGGCTTCGCCGCCCCGCTGATGACGTTCGCCGGAACGCTGTATGGCTGCATCCTGTCGATCTGGGGCGATCCCGGCACCTCGAAGTCCACCGCCCAGCAGGTAGCTGCCGCGATTTGGGGTCATCCCAAGCAGACCCGCGAGAGTCTGAATAGTACACCGAAGAGCGTGCAGCGCAGGCTGGGCCTGTGCCGCAACCTCGCCGCCTACTGGGACGACATCCAGGACGAACGGCACCAGGACGCCCTGTTCCAGACCATGTTTGTGGCCACGCAAGGAGCAGAGGGTGGCCGGCTCAACACCGACGCCACCATGAAGGAACGCCTGGAGTGGCAGACGCTCTTGGTGGCTTGCTCCAACGCATCGTTCGTCGAGTACCTGACCCGCAAGCAGAAGAGCACCACCGCCGGCATGCGTCGGGTGTTCGAGATCGAGTTCAACAAGAAGCTCGACGAGCCTGGGATGATCAACGCGGTGACCGCCGGCAACATCTTCGGCGAGCTGGAGCACAATTACGGCCAGATGGGTGTCGAGTATTCCCGGCTGCTGGCCAAGGAACACGCCGCGATTTACATCATGGTCACCAAGATCATGAAGGCGTTTTGCGAGAAGGTCGACGGCACCGGGGACGAGGCCTACTGGTGGGGCACCTGCGGCGTTGTCCTGGCCGGGGCCATGCTCGCCAACAAGCTGGGTGCCGAACTCGACATCGACGCCATGGAAGCGTTCCTGGAAAAAGCCTTCATCCACAACCGCACCATCCGCGGCTCCGAAGGCACCGAAGGCGGCAGCTACGCGAACACCGAAGGCGGGCTGGTGGCGTTCCTGAACCACTTCGTAGGTAGTGGCAACGCGCTCTATGTCGACAAGTTCTTTCATCACCGCCACCAGATCATCGATGTGCTGCACCCTCCTGAAAAGGGCCATCCGATCGTGGTGCAGATCGCGCGCGACGAGCGCAAGATCGTATTCAGCAAGCGCGAGATGCGCGACTTCCTGCACAAGCGCGAGATCCAGGTTCGCCAGATCTTCGGCGGGCTGGAGAGCTACTTCGCTGCCAAGGAGATCCGGCACACGCTGGGTGCGGGTACCGTGCATTCCCAGGCACAGGAGAACTGCATCGAGATTTTCATCCCGCCGGGACGGCCGCATGTGCTGTCCCACATGCTGGAAGCGCGAGGTTTAACCAAGGAGTAGGACGATGAGCAGGAAGGATAACCAGGATTACGGGATATTCGGGACGGAACCATACATGCTGCATCGGCGGGAGGGACCGTCTACCTCCATTGTCGCAGCTTATGGTGTCAGGACCGGCAAGCTGGAGAAAATGGTGTTTGAAGCCATCTGTACCTACGACGCAAATGGCTGCATCGCCGACGATCTGCTGCGTGACCACCCTTATCTACCCTACTCCAGCATCACGGCGCGGCCGTGTGCCCTGGAGCGCAAGAACCTGATCGTGCGGGGGCCGGACACCCGCAACGGCGAATCCGGGTTTCCGCAAAAGGTGATGCGCAAATCGCCTTACGCCGATACGATTTTGGCGTTGCCGCCGCCACCGCGACCCCCGAAGCGTTCGCGCAAGTCTATGTTCGAGGTTTGATCACCGGCTGCTTCTTGGATTCGCCTTCGGTCTTGGACAGGGTGCCACCCTTGCCGGTCTTGCCGTAGTCCTGCTCGACCTCCGGGTTTTTGGTGGCTTCCTTGCGCGAGGTGAACTGATTCGGCGTCTTCATGAATTTAGACCGCGTGTCATGGAGACACGCCCCGCCCATCGCGTATTTGGCGCTAACCGCGCCGGTGCCCTTGGTGTAGGTCATCACTTCTTTCCCTTCTTCGGTATCTTCGCGCCTGCGCGCCTGGCCGTGTCGAGTGCAATGGCTACCGCCTGCTTGCGTGGCTTGCCAGCGGCGATTTCGGTCTTGATGTTGCGGCCGATCGAGGCCCGCGATCCTGTCTTGTCCAGTGGCATTATGGCGCCCTCCGCTTGTTGCGCTCGAACGCGGCATTTCCCGCCTTGGCGTGTTCGATCATCAACAGATAGGTCAGGTCCATGGCCGCGCGCTTGTCGTCCGGGGACATGTTCTTGTCGGCAGCGATCCGCTTGATGGCATCCCGGTCGGCCTTCAGCTGCTTGGCGAACGTGTCGCCGGTGTAGGTGTCGGATTTGCTTCTGCGCTCCGCAGCGCCTGCCGGGTCGGTCTTCTGCAGGGCCTTGATATCGGCCGCGTTCATCTTGCGGTCGGTGCGGGTGTCGTAGAAGTCCTGGATCGACTGCGCGCTCTGGCTCGGGAAGCGCGCCACGAACGCCTTGATGCCGGGCATGTCGGCCAGGCCCTTGGACGGCTCCGGCGGCCGGTCCTGCTGCGACTTGATCCCCATGTCGATCAGGTCGACGACGTGCTTGCCTAAGCCCCCGGTCCACTGCCGGATGTAGTTGTCGATCATGATCGGCGAGCCGAACGAGGTCTTCTCGCCGGCCACGGTGCGGACGACGCTGCCGATCGCCTTCGCCGTCTCGCTGGTGTACGGGCCATATTGCTGGGACGGCGATTTTTTCTTCTGTTCTTCGGTCAGCAGCGAACGGTCCAGGAACAGCGACTTGTTGGCCCACTGCTCGCCAACCGGCAGCACCGCCTGCGGCACCACGCTCGGGGTCAAGGCTTGCATCATGGTGCTGCCCAGGTTCTTGAAGGCATTCGGGTTGTGATCGTAATAGGCATCCAGCAGCCGCTCCGGCACCGAACCGAACAGCACGCCAACCTCGAACGGCTTCGGCACCCGCCAGATCGTGGCATCGTTGCGCTCCAGCCCATTCGGCCCCTGGCGCACGGTGTGGGTTAGCTTGGAGAGATCCTTGCCCTCCCACCTGGCAGCGTCCTGCCCCGACATCGGCACCCACTTGTCGGCTCCAGGCACGATCCAGAACAGATCCTTCTGCCACGCCGGCAGCTCCTTGACCCGCTCGTCGCCCTGGTTCTTGAACCACAGCAACACCGACGGCAGCGTGATGCCGACACCGGCCTTGGTCAGGAAGCCCAGCTTGTTGTCGCGGAACGCGCGCGCGGCCTGGTCGACGCCCTCGACCTGGGCGTTGAAGAACGGGATGGTGGAGTTGAGGGCGCGGGCTACGGGGGACGCGCCCAGCCGGGCGAAGTCGAGCGTGGCCTCGCGGGACGAGAACGCGGATTCGCCCTGGCTGATGCCCTTGCCCCTGGCCCGCGAGTACACGCCCATGCGGGTCGCGTTCTCCGACAGCTCGGAGACGTCCTGCAGCATCTTGAGCCACTGCCTGGGGTTCACCACCTTGTTGGCCACCCGCAGCGTCATCGGGTCAGTGTGCAGCATGGCGCGGTCCATCGACACCAGATTGGCGTTGGCACCACCCGCGATCATCCACTCCTGGAAATCCTTGCTCTTCTTCAGGATATGCGTCAGCCCAATCGCGAAGTCGTAGACCGGGATCGAGCCGTGCTTGGCCTGGATGAAGGCGCTCAGGAGATCGCGCAGCGGGTTGCGCACGATGAACTCCGGCGAGAACACCGCACCGGCGCGCAGCAGGCTGGCCGGGGTCGCCGCGATCTTGAGGAACAGGCCCATCGACTGCGAGTCCAGCGCGTTGACCGCGGTGCCGATATCCTTCGGCACCGTGTAGACCTCGGCCTTGCCGTTGTTGTAGAGCCGGATCTTGTCGTCGGCCGGGCGGAAGGCGTTGGGCCGGAAAATCGTCATGGCGTCGTCGGCGAAGCCCTCGATGCCGTGGGCGTCCAGAAACTTCTGAATCTCCTGCGGCTGCACCTCGATCGGGTGGCTGGAACGGTCGCGCACCATGAACTGCTTGTCGGCCGGCATCAGGTCGTTGGCGCGCTTCATCGCGGTGATGACCTGGTTGCGATGCGCCAGGTCAGTGAAGACGTAGGTGTTCTTGATGATCGAGGTGATGGGGTCGAACACATCCTTGTCGGACCCCTTGATCCTGAAAATTGGATTCCTGGTCTGCAGCCCGCTTCCCAGCTGCTGGCCCAGCTCGCTGCTGGGGTCGAGCATCCGGTAGAACGGCACGTACTCCTTGTTCATCTGGCGCATCTTGGCGGCAGCGGCATCGCTCAGAATGCCGGACCTGACCATGTTCTGCAGCACGCGATCCTGGAAGGCGTGCAGATCGCGGAACACCGGCTCGAACTTGGCGGCGTCCGCCGCCGCCACCTGGTTGGCTTCAGCCAGGTTCATGCCGGTCTTGATGCCGCGCCCCTCCAGCTCAATCACCCGCTTGGACATCGCATAGGCGGTGAAGCCGTTCGGGTCGTCGTTGACCGGCTTGAGCACCTCGTCCAGTCCCTTGCCGTTCACCTTGCCGGTGTCGATGTCATAGGTGCCGTACTGCATGAGCTGCTTGAACCGGCCGCCCAGGCCCTTGGTCAGGCGCGCCAGCTGGGCGAAGTCGTCTGCCTCCGACAGCCGCTGCCCGGTTTCCCGCTCGATCGTCTTCCGGGCCTGGTCGAACGGGTCCATGGCGTTCTTGGCCTGGGTGTAGAACGTGCGCCACAGCGCCTTGGCTTCGGCCTTGCTGGTCGGAATCTTCTTGTACCAGGGCACTTCCTTGGCGACGTGCGACAGGATCGACGCGCGCGCAGCCTCGACGGAGCCGGCCGGTCCCTGTGGCGGTGGGGTCGGTGTCCCGCCAGCCGGCGGTGGTGCAGCTGGCGGCGGGGGACGACCGCCGCCAGCCGGCGGCGCTGCAGCTGGGGGTGTGGGCGCTGCAGGCGCAGCTGCTTTCGGCGGCACGTAGGGGGCACCGCTCAACAGCTTGATCTGGTCTGGCTTGTAGCCGGCAGCGCGCGCGAACACGGCAGCCTCATGCACGGTGGCGCCGGTGAACTTGGCCTCGTTGCCGAACTTGTCGGTGGCAATCACCTGCGGCTTGTTGTTCTTGGCTGCCGCGCGTGTAGCGTCCATGTCCTTGCGCGTCATGGCGAGACGCTGCGCGCCGGGGAAGCTGGCAGGTTTCGCGGTGCCTTCCTCGATCGCCTTGACCCGCTCGGCCAGTCGCCCTTCTAGGGCTTCAGTGGCCTTAGCCAACCCACCATGCTTCTCGGCAGCTGCCTCTATGGCGCTGGCGCGGGCGGGCTTACCGCCTTTAAGTTTCTCCAATGATTTTACGGTGTCGTGGGCTTCCTTGATTGCTTCCGCTTGGGTTTTGCTGGCTATTTCCCAACGACCCTCGATGGACTCCGTGATCCACTTGCCGTCGCGTTCAAAGACCTTGAAACCTTCCGGTACCTCGTTTGCTGCAGCCTTTGGCTCTTCCTTCGGCTTCGGCGGGGCATCGAACATATCATTTTGCTTGTCGGCAAACATGCCGAAGTCGGACCCCTTCTGCGCCTGCGTCGGCTTCAGCGGGGCGTCGGCCGCGCGCTGTGCCGCAGTCTTCATGTCCTTCCCGGCACCGGGGATCACTTCCTGGAGCTTGTTATCGACGCTCTTCTCGGGCGGCGGCGTGATCTCCTTGGGTGGACCGATGTCGCCCTCGAACTCCCGCTGCTTGACGTCCCACTCCTCGACCGCCTTGGCATGGGCGTCAGCGGGATCCTTGGCATCCCCTTTCTCCAGCAGCTCGACCATCCGGTCGCGCATCCCCGGATCGTAATAATCGTGATCGGGAGACTCGACCCAGGCGTCGATGTCCTTCTCGATCTGGGCGCGGGTGTCCGGCTCCTTACCGGCACCGCGTTCCTCGACGAGCTTCTTGTAGGCCGCGGCCGGGTCGGCGTAGTCCCCGGTGTCCATCAAGTCGTACATCCGCTGCCGATCGCCTTCCTTAAAATCGGCCAGGTCGCGTTTCGGGTCGGCGAGGAATTCATCAACCTGCTTGTCGTTGTAGGCCCGGTTCTCCTCGGCGTAGCGTTCCTGCTTGGACTTGGGGACGTGGGCTTCCTCGCCAGCCGGGTAGTGATCTCGACTGCCCTTGAGCGCATCCAGGAGATCCCTGATGCCCGCGCCCTCATGCAGGTAGCGTTCTTCCGGCGCGCCGCGCGCGACGTTCTCCACCACCCGATCGAGCGGGATGCCGTTCTTGCGGGCGATGGCGAGATACATCCCGCTCTTCTTGCCGCCAAACGCCGCGGCCAGTTCGCCCTTGTCGTCGGGCTTGATGCCGCCCAGCTTCTGGATGTGCTGAAGCAGGCTGCGCGGCCCGGCATCTGCAGGCTTGATTCCCGCTGCTGCCTTGGCTTTCGACGTCGCGATTGCGGCTTCGGCCAGCTCCGGCGCGACACCGAACTTCTTCGGTGCGGTTTCCCTGGGTGGTTTCTCGCGTGGTGGTGCGGCTGGTTCAGCCTTGGCTTTCCTGGACTTGGCAATCGGCTTCTCGTTTGCGATCTCGTCGGCGCGGGCAGAGATCTGGTCGTGCAGCGCGTTGAGGCGATCGAATTCGGCACGGGTCTTGTTCGGCTTGGCCTGCAGGTCGTGATACTCCTTGAATTGCGGCTCCGCGCGCGCCGCGACCATCGCTGCCAGGTCATGCTTACGCTCGTCGTAGGCATCGCGTACCCGCTGCTCCCAGGTACCGGGGGTGTCTTCCCGCTCATACCGCTTCTCGATGCCCGGATGCGTGGGGTTTTTCGACGAGAATTCGTCGAACTCCTCGGGGAACATCTCGCCGATGTTCTTGCCTTTACCCTTGGTCTTGTATTCGGGGATGGCGCGAGCTTCTTCCTGCAGTTTGCCGGCTGCTTCGTGCCGTGCCTGCGCCAGCGCCGCATGGTCCACTTCGGCTGGTTTGGCGGCTGGCTTCCGCTGCTCGAATTCCGCGTTGAGATCGTCAAGCAGCTCGTTGCGGCGATTCCACTCTTCCTTCGACATGCCGTCGCGGCTTACCTCGACCTCCTTGTCCGCCAGCTTGCGGAATTCCTCGGCCTTGGAGCCGGGCTTCTTCGCCTCCTCGTCGAGCCACTTGGAGAACTCGTCGTTCTTCGCCTTCCTGGCTTCCACGTCGACCTTGCCCCGGCCGCGCGGTGGCTGTGGCGATGCCGCCTCGCGCGCAGCCTCGCGCGCGTTGACCTTGTCCGACTTCTTCCTGCTGCGCTGGACCGACGCCTCGACCTTGTCGACCTTGGCCGCCTGTGGTGGGTTCGGGTCTGGTTGCGCCCATGGCGGGGCACTCTGGTAATTCGCAGCGTCATCCGGCAGATTTATGGGTCGCTTGGGCGCGGGAGGCGGTGCCGGCTGGCTTTCGTGGCTTCGGACGATCTCCATCGCTTTCGCTCGAAGCGCCTCCGGGGTCATGCCCTGTATGGCAGCCTCCCGGTTCAGAACGTCACGGCGATTGACGAGCGCGTTGGCCTGCTCGCGGCTGTATTGCGGCAAGCCTCTGCTGGCGAACGGCTGCGACGGCGCAGGTGTCGCCGGCGCAGCGCGGCGCGGACCGCGAGGCGTGCCGCCTGACGGCGGTGCCCCTACCGCGCGCGCGACCGCCGCATCCAGCCGCGGGTCAGCCATCCGGGGTCCACCGGGGGGCTGCCCTGCAGGCCCTGGACCTCCTCCTCTGGGTGGTGGAGCTGGGGGTGGCGGCGGCCCGTGCGGCGACTCCGGCGGCGGCCAGCGCCGCTGCGTCGGCTGGGTCCGCGGCTGCATGGTTGGCTGCACCCGTCGCTGGTAGGCCGGATGCTCCCAGATCGGATGCGCGACGTAGCTGCCCTGGTCCCGCCCCGGCCGGAACTGCGCCGCCAGCTCGCCACGGTTGACGTCGACATGGCGCAGCGGCCCGAACTGCTGGGCGGCAGCGCGGTCGGTGGTGAAGGCGCGCGGGGCCTGCGGATCGGTGCGGTACAGCCGGACCCGGTCGGGTCGCACCGGCGGCTCGACCAGCACGCCCTGCGTGGTGTCGGGCGGACGGACCATAACCTGTTGATTTCGCGGGATCGGCGCCGGCGGTCCCTGCCAGTCCGGGTTCTGCACACCTCGCCGCTCGATCGGCGGGGCCGGTGCGCGCGGGGGCTGCGGTGGTCCGGGCGGTCCCGGCGGCGGGCGCTGCGGCGCGTTCGGCTCGACCTTGGTCCGGGGAATCGAACCGTGGGCGAGAGCCAGGTCGGGATCAATCTGACCAGCCTGGATCACGTTGATGCCGGAAGCGGCCCTCGGCGGCACCTCGTCCGCAGCGGCCATGATGCCCTGGCCGACGACGCTGTGCGGACGCTCTTCCCGTTCGTTGGCCCAGGGGCGCGCTTCCGGGAAGCTCCCCTCCTTGGCATAGCCGGTGTTGCTGCGCGGCTGGACACCCGCTGCCGGTGGCGCGGGGGTGCCGGATACCCCGGACGTGGGCGGCATGCCGTTCCGGCTGGCGTTGCGCGGGTCCGGCGCGGTGATGTCAAACCCGTACTGGCCTTCGGCGTCGATGGTCGACCGCTCGAACGGCAGCCCCGGTTCGTGCTCGCCGGGCAGGCGCGGCTGCTGGCCGGGCATCGGCGGCGGCTGGCTCTCCATGCCCGGCAACGACGGCTGCACGTCGCCGATCCCCGGCAATTGACCCTGCTGAAACCCGGTGGCCTGCGGCACGTCCTGCGGCGGACCGGTCCAATCACGGTTTCTTACACCCGGCTGGGTGACCGGCGGTGGAGGCGCGGGAGGCGGCGGGGGCGGTGGAGGACGGGTGTAATAGGGCCTGGCCGCAACGGCCGCCCGTTGCGCGCCCCGTGTCCACGGCCGCTCGCCGGCGAACGTCGCACCGCCGGCGGCGCTGGACAGGACGCCAGGCAGCGCCTCCTTGAATGACTTCTTTTCGTTGATCGCCACGCCGGTTTCCCAGGCCGCGCCGATACCGCCGCCAAGCAGACGCGCGCCACCGGATATCGCGGCTCGCCCGAAACCGGCCGCACCGCCAGCGGCGTTGGAGAGAAACTTGCCGCCATAAGTCGCCCAGGGGTGCGCCGCCTCGTTGGCGCGGCGGATCGCGGCGTCTTCGGGCGCGCCCAGGGCGCGCAGCCCGGCTTCCTGCGCGACGTCGACCCCGTAACCACCAGCAATCGCGCCGCCGATGGCCGCGGCACCGATACCGATAGGGTTAGCCGTAAAGGCACCGGCTACGGCACCGGTACCCGCGCCCAGAATCGCCCCGCCGGCCGCCGGACCGACACCGTGTGCGATCTCGCGGGCGAACGCGGTGAACGCGCCTTCGTCGGGATCCTCGTAGAGAACCCGCTTCGGGCCTGTTTCGTCCGGGTCTTCGTAGAGCACGCGCCTTGGCGCTCCGGGCGCGGCAGCGGTCGCCGCCGGAGGCGGTTGCTCCGGCTCCGGTTCAGGCTCCGGGGGCGGCGCGCGTGGCGGCGGCGTCGGTTCTGGATCCGGCGCTACCTCCGGTACCTCTTCATTCTCGTCTTCCGGGTCCATCAGTCATAACTCGGTGGCCGTGACCGCCACGGCGCGGCAGGCTCAGGCTCGGGTTCGGGCGTTGCCGCGGGCGCTGGCCTGGGCGCTGCGGGCGTTGGCGCGGGCGTTGGCGCGGGCGCTGCGGCGGCCGGCTTTTGTCTCGGCACCAGCAGCCAGCCGGTACCGTCTTCCATGTGGGACCACTGCCAGCCCTGCTTGTCTGCCGGGGCGAGCTGGTAGGGCGGGGCGGTGCCCTTGTAAGTCTTGAGGTCGACGCCTGCCGGTGGCGGCGGCGGTGCTCCAGCCGGGGCTGCTGCCGGTGTGGCCTGTGCCGGACGCGGCTGCGCCTGCGCCGGTGCCTGTTGCGGCGCGCCTGGCGCGCGCCGGCCGCTGGGCTGGGTGAAGTCAATCTGGGAGTTCTGGAGATTGTTGTTCAGCCACTGGAACATGGCGTTGTCCCGCGCCCGCTGTTCCGGGTCGCGCGAAACGTAGGGCACGCCCTGATTGGCATCGTTCCATGATTTCTGCCGGGCCAGATAGTCCGACATAGACCTGTGTAAGACTTCGCTCTGGATCTTGGTGCCGTTGGTCAAATAGTTGTTGATGAGCATCGCCTTGGTGCGCTCGACGCGATCCTTGGACTTGAGCTGCTCGATCGCCATCCGATCTTCTGGCTTACCCCGCGCCGCATCGCGGCGATCCTGCATGGTCAGCCGTTCCTCGTAGCGACCCCGCTGGGTGCGCTGGTTGTCGTAGGGGAACGCGCGCCACGCCTTCATGGCGTTCGATTCCTGTCTGGGGGCGGTCCGTCCCATCGGCTCTACTGTCGGCCGGTTCGGATTCGGCGCTGGTGTATCTCGCAGATACCCCCGTTCTTTCAGACCACCAGCATCATCACCTCCGGCGCCATAGGGATTGAAACCGGTGACTGGAGGTCGAGCTGCCGGAGGTTGTGCGCCGGTCGCTGGTCCGGCGTCGGTCATCGTTGCGCCAGGAGCTGCACCACCAGCGAACTGGGTGCCGGCGGCTGACGCCGACGATCCCTGCTGGCCCGGCCCGCCCGTCAGCATCGACAAATTGGTCCCAATCCCCTGTTCGGCGGTGTGATCGAACAGGCTGAGTGGCGAGTTGGCGTATTGCGCGAACTGCTGTGGCGTCAGCGTGAACGAGGTCGACGGCCCGCCGTCGGCAGGCTGGATGGTCGCCAGGATCTGTCCGTTCGCCGTCTCGTCGAACCGGACCTGCTCGTCGCTCGGGACCAGGCTGTTCATCCGGCCGGCGATCTGCATCGCCGTGGTGAAGTCGCCCTTGGCGGTGGCGGCGATCAGCAGCGCGCGCATGCTGTCGTAGGACGGACGGAGCGCCTGCACGAACTTGGACGCCCCGTCCACGTCGCCCTTGTCGACCAGGCCCTGGAACGCCTTTCTGATTGAACCCTCTTGTCCAAGATTAGGGTCGGTCTGGTTGGTCCGATCCAGTATCTCCGTCATCTGATCCGGCGTGAACGCACCCTTCCCGGACACGTAATCCTGGATCGCCTGCTTGTTGCCGGGACCGGAAGGCGTGGCGGGTTGCTGCTCCGTTCGCACGGACGGCGTAGCCGGCACATGCTCGGTTCCTGGTGCGGTCGCCTGCTGCGGGGGCGGCTGCGGGATCGCTGTTTCGGCCGGTTCGTCGACGGTAGACCCGGTCTGACCGGACGGCCCGGCGGCCTGCACCGTTGCCGCGCTGGCGGCAGTCAACTGCTGGTCCGGTGACTCCGCTGCCGCAGGCGCCTGCTGCGGCGCGGTTACACCCAGCTGCCGGCGTGTGTAGTCGAGCACCTCCTTGAGCGGGGTCGCCGGCCTGGGTTGTGCCTGCGCCTGTTGGCCGTAACCGGTCGCCTGCGCTTCGTCGCCGGGCGCGGCTTCCTCTTCCGGCTGTTGATAGCCGGTCGGTGCGCGCTGTGGAGCTGCGCCACCGCCACCGCCACCCGCACCACCACCGCCGGGAGATTCCGGTAGCTCCTCCGGGGCTTCGCCTTCCGGCAGCTCCTCCGGCACTTCGCCTTCTGGTAGCTCCTCCGGGGCTTCGCCTTCGGGCATCTCATCCGGTCCGCCAGCCAGTGTGTAGCCGCCAGGCTCTAGCTCTTCCTCGTCAGCCGGCTCCTGCTCCTGGTCGTCGTCATCCTGTTCGTCGTCGTCGTAGACCTCGCCACCCCGCCTGAACTCCTGCGGCGCGCTGGGTGCGCCACCCGGCCGCGTGGCCAACGCCTCGCGATCCTCTTCCTCATGGGTGTCGCCCTTGGAACGCGAGTCCAGCGACACCGACATCAGGAGAGGATTGACCGAACCGCCTCCAGCGTAACCCGTAACAGCCTTACGACGCTTAGGACGAGACTGCTTACCAGGGCGGCGAGCACCAGCAGGAGCGCGTAATACAGTAGCGCGCTTAGAAGCAGGACGGACAGGACCGCCCTCCCGATAACCCACGCCAGCATCGCCGCCTCCATCGGCCCCGACATCGCTTCCGGTCGAAGCATCCCCACTGGGCGCCGGGGGCGTCGACGCCATGCCGGGATACATCCCGCCATGCGGGACCGTGCTGTCGCCATAGGCGTTGTAACTGCCGTAACCCATGCTTTTCATCGCATGCCTCGCGACGGCCGATAGCCGGTTTGTGGCCGCTGGGGCCGCTGGGATTGCTGTGGCTGCTGGGGCTGGCCGCCGCCGGTCCGGTTCTTACGGGCCTGGGCGATCAGCTTGTAGAAGAACTCCTTGCCCTTGAAGGCAGCGACGTCCTTGGGGATCACGAATTCGCCGGCGTTGAGCCGGGCCTGCACGTCGTCGGTCCGGCTGCCGCTCGACGGCGACAGCTCGCGCGACACGAAGCCGCCGCGGGTCGGCTCTGGGCGTCCGGCCTGACCGCCACCCGCCATCCGCTGCGGCATCTGCCCGGTCGGCGGCGGCATGCCGTTGGCCGATATCATGTTGCCGGGCATCATCGGCCCGCGCGGCATTGCTCCCGGCCGGGGGCCACCCGGCCGCGCCATCGGTGCGCCACGCTGCGGGCGCGGAGCCTGGGGCGGTGGGTCCAGTCGCGTAGCACCAGGCGGCGGTGGAGGCAGCCCGCGTCCCGGCCGTTGGGGTCGTTGCTGCTGGAAACCGGTCGGCATGCCGCCTCTCCTCATTCTGACTTGCCCGCCGCGCGCGTACCCCTCGTCGTCGCCGCTGCCGGAGTCCTCATAATCGCCGCTGTCGTCCTCGTAATCGCCACCACCCTCGTCGGCGTAATCGTCGCCGCTGTCGTCGGCGTAGTCCTCGTAGGAATCGTCACCGGAATCGTCATAGGCGTCGTAGTCCGTGAAGTCGCTGGAATCGTCGCCGAAATCGTAGGTGTCGCCGGAATCGTCGTACTCGTAGCCGGGATCGGTGTAGTCGCCGGCGTCGGTGAAATCGCCGGTGTTGTCGCCGTAGTCGTAGGTCTGGTCGCCGTAATAGTCCTGGTCCTGACCAAAATCGTAGGTGAAGTCCCCGCCGGTATCGCCGGTGTCGTCGTACTGGACGTCCTGCGGCGCCTGATAGTCCCCGCCGGCATCGGTCCAGGTGTCGAGCGTGGAGTCGTAGGTGCCCTGCTGGTCGCCGAAATCCGTTGTCTGGGTATCACCCCAGTCGGCCGCGGTCGGCTGCGCGACATCGAGTGTCCAGTCGCCACCGCCTGACGGATCGATCCCGTAGAGGCTGCCGGTCGGATCCTGGTTGGTTTCAGCATCGGTGTTGCTGACCGGCTGCCCGGTGTCCGGGTCGATACCCCTGGTGAAGGAAGCGTTCTGGACGTTGCCCTCATAAGGGTCGTAGCCCGACGTCGGTGTATTTGGATCAAACGGTTGGCCGTTCGGTACTCCCTCCAGATCGTTCCCGCGCTGTACCCCGCCGGACGGGCTTGCCGGTCCCTGGTCCGGGGAGATGTTGTATGGATCCTCGGTTCCTGCCGTGGTGTTGGGCTGATAGGTCGGAGACAGATTGTTGGGGTCTTCAGTCCCGGTGGTCTGGTCAGGCTGGGCGTAACCCGTAAGGTTGTTTGGATCCTCGGTCCCGGCGGTCTGGTCGGGCTGGGCATAGCCGGTATTGGGCGTGATATCGGAAAAGTCGGGTTCTGCCGGATCGGGGATCGGCGGCATCTTGCCTTCGTACTCGGACGGGTCCGGCACCTCGCCAACCAGGCGCTGGCCTTCTTTTGCCAGATCCCCGGTATCCGATTCGTCTTCCCCAGTCTCTTTTGGCTTTGTCGGATCCTCTTCTTCCTTCGGCGGCTTGTCCTTCTGGGGCTGTGGCTTGGCCGCCTTGGCCGCCTTGTCGCCGGCACCGGCGCCACCCTTCGGCTGCTGCTCCTGCTGCTGCTTCGGATCCTGCGGCGATTTCGGTTGATCGGGCTTGTCGGTCTGTACGCTCTTGCTCGCGCTGTCGGAGACAGAAGTCGACTTGCGACCCAGCGGCGGATATTTCAGCTGCGAGGCCGTGTTCAGGAATTTGTTGGCGGAATCACCGACGCCCAGCCCGAACTGGGCGTTCTGCATCCCGGCCGCGAGCGCCTGCTGGCGCATCGCGTTGCCGGCGGCCTGGTCGGCCATGCGCTGCTGGTTGCCGGCACCGGCCGCGGAAGCTGCCGTCATGACCCGGTTGGCGCTGTCGAGCTGCGCATAGCGGCCGGACGACGGATCGATGCCGTAGGACTCCAGGTCGCGGATCGCACTGAGACGGCCACGCTCGCCGGCCTGCTGTACACCCGCTTCCGCCATCCCCATGTCGACGGCGATACGCTGCGGCGAAGCGTAGGACAGCGCATCGCGCATCAACGAGTCGATGTCACCCTGGTTCTTGTTGAACCGGTCCATGCCCCAGTTGTAGACGGTGTCCGACATCGCCCGCGCATGCAGGGCGATCTCCTGCAGGATGGGTGTCTCGGAATACTCCGGGATGTAGGTGTCGGATTGGCTTTCGCTGTGGCTTACGCTGGCTGATGAACCGGCCATGTGTTTACGGCCCCGAAGATGACTGGACCGGTCCAAGGTGACAGCAAAATACTAAGGAATAGTTAACGGTTCGGCGGGACGGCCGTCTGGTCGCCATGCAGGCTCGGCTCGGGCTTGAACCGATCGATCTTGCCGGTCGGCGTCAAGTCACCGGCGGTGCCCAGGTTCTTGCCGGTTTTCCAGTTCTTGGTCTTGTGCAGGTAGATCTCCGGCTCCTTGCCCAACCGCTCGATCGAGCCGCTGTTGGGATGGTTGGCATCCGCTTTCTGGTCCGCGTACACCGGCTTGCCGTCCTTGGTTATGAAGATGCGGCGGTTGGACTCCTTGCCGGTGTCCAGCGCGACACCGGCAAAGAACTGCAGTTCGGCCATATCGACCTCATGAATCTCATCGACGTAAGCCGATATGGACGGGATCCCCAACTCGGCATCCTTGACCGGCAGCGTGCTGTTGGAAAAATTATAGACCGGGGTCATGAGCAGCTGATTGCCAAGGGTCGTAGCGGAGGAACCATGATAAGGGACTTCCCATCCCGCCTTGGTCAGGATGCCGTTTGGATCGCCCATCGGCTTGGGGCCTCCTCCGAATCCGCGGAGCATCAGCAATTCTGTCAGCGAACTGTCGTGATCAACGCAATAGGGGCCTAAATGATATTGCACGTCGCCGCGATCATTTAGTTCTTTGGCGCGACCACGATAGTCGACGTCGTCGATCGCGTACCACAGCTTGGCGTATCCATATGTACCCTCCCAGACATTGTCCCAGCCGCTACCTATCGGGCCATCACGACCCTCTTCAAGCGGTGGACCACGGGTAACAATTTCAGGCGACAGATCGAACGACAGCAACAGATGATGCCAGCGATCTGGCGTGATGGGGTGTATGGTTTTGACATGATAGAATTCCGGCTTGGCTTTCAGCACGTCGTTGCTGAGATCCGAAAGACCGGAAGCTCGGACGACGTGATTATATATCGCAATAACGATGCTGCTGGGTTTATCGATCCAGAACCAGTCCTGCCGAATCCAGCCAGAACCATTGGTTTGTAGCAGCTCATTTAGATTAGCTGGCCACTCGGGAAACATCACTTCAGAAGCCGTTTTGTCGGAAACAGAAAGCCCGACTCCGGTGGCGATGCCCTTGGTTTGGAAATTGAAGACCAGGACAGCCGTATTGAATTCAGTCCATTCCACGGCAATGGAACATGGAGGTAGATCGCTTTTTTCTCCTTCCGTAAAACCGGTGGTCGCAAAACAGAGTGGGCCAGGATCTACCGGGGTGCCGTAAGGATAATTAAAAACAGGTGTCACGGGACCAGGAAGATTTTCTACGATTGGCGTCAAGGGGGTTTCCTGCTGCCCTTTGCCAAAGGCACACAGTAAAATCGACTTCCCTAAGTCATAAGTCCGGCTTGGTATCCGAAAAAACAGCGAGATCGTCGCCTTGTTGAGTCCGTCAGGATCAGCAGGATCCGGTGCGGTTGGCCCTGTCGGTGCTTCTGTTTCGCCGGCATCCGTATCGATCGGCCCCGTCGGACCGATCGGACCCTTGGCACCAGCAGTTGCCTCGACATCAAGTCCTTTGGGCAACAGCAGATAACTCATCATTCAGCCCCATCGTAAAACACCACGGCAAGCCCGTCGCCCCACTTCACGTTGACCACGCGCTCGAAGAAATCTTCCTGGAACGGCGTCACCCCTTTGCTGTCGCCGTACTCGGAATCCAGCGGCTTCTTGAGCCGCCAGAAGAACGTCGGATCTTCGCCGCGCTGGGTATTGCGAAACTCGACCGCGTTGGTGCGCTGGACGTAGGCGCGCTGGTCGGGATCGGGCGGCTTATTCTTGGCCTTGTAGTAGACGAACCCCGTCACGTTGTCGGCACCGACTTGCGCCCAGTCAGGATAGGGCGACAGGATGTAAGTGTTGCCGTATTGCTGTTCCCAGATGTTGTTGACCGTCAGCGACGTCGTCAGCGTGCGCAGGATATCGCGCATGATGTTGACGGCGCGGATCATCGACGGCAGGTCAGTGGCGATCGGGATCGTCGGCAGCAGGGCCGCAGGCGTTCGCGCGCCCCCGGTAGGCTGCTGGTTTCGACTGATTGGGCAAAACGGCGCGTTCATTGACTAAAGTCACCCGTATTGAAATCACCCGTATCGAAGTCCGCACCGCCGGTGGCGGCACCACCGCCACCAACCGGTTCGCCCTCGTCACCCTTGTCGCCATAGGTGAAGTTCAGCGAGGTCTGCCAGGCCCGATCAGTCCAGGTCAGGTTTTCGATCCGCTCCGTCATCACCCAGCTATCCTTGTCTTTTTCGCCGTTCTCGTCCTTCAGGTAATATTTGTATTTGCGCTTGACCGGTGTGCCCTGCTTCCAGCGCGAGGTTCGCGTCTTCTTGACCGTCTTCGGCGGCGGCGGGGTGTGGACGTTGTTGATGACCTTGTCGATCACCAGCTGGGTAACGATAGAGCGCGCGATGTTGACCGCAAGCAGTGCCGAAGCCAGGTCGTAGGCGCGCGGGATCACGGTGCGGATCGACGGCGCCCAGGTTTCCGGCCCAAGCGGCGAGTCCCGGCTGATCGGGCAGTACGGTGCGATCGGGCCAAAATAGGTCGGCATGGCTATGTACTCTGGTAAGTGAGCTGGTGCCCGGAAGTCGATTCGATCCAGTTGACCTGTGAAAGTGTCTTGATCTTGATCTTCTGGTCCTTGTTATCCGGGTTGATTACTTCCTGCTCCTGGTAGTTGCGCGACACCTCTTTCCAGGTCACCCGCTTATAGCCGTAGGTCGGCTGCTGCACCGGGGGGGTGCCGATATTGTTGATGACCGGCACGCCGATCGTGATGTGCTGGATCACGCTGTTCATCTGGTTGATGGCGTTGATCACCGAACGCAGATCGTGCGCCGGCGGAATCGTCGGAATAGTAGCCGCCGGCGGTTGCGCCGTCTTTGACGACTGCAGCGGACCATTACGGCTAACCGGACAAAAGGGTGCGTTGCTCATACCTGTGCCAGCTCCTTGACTGAAGTTGCGACCTGCAGATTGGAGACGTTGACCCGGCCCTCGATCTCGAACTGCCACTGCTCGCCCTTGATGCCGCTAAGGATGCGCAGCAGCTCGCCGGAAGAGCGGATCTCGCGCGTGGTCCAGATTTCGCCGTCGACGAACACCCGCACAATGCCATACTGGTTGTCGCCCAGCTCCAGTTGTGGGTTGGAGACATCCCTTGTTATTTGCGGCGGCGTGGTGTCCGGCACCGTGAACCAGACCCGGATCGCTTCGAAGTTCTTGCGCGCCAGCTGCTGGTAGGTCTTCGAGCGCCAGCGATACGGCACGATGGTCGGCGACTGGTCGGTGAAGTCGTAATACCAAATACCGCCATTTTGAACGAGTAGGCCGGTGCCGGTCCACGGGTCGACCTCGACATTGTCGATGTCGAACTCGTTCGGCGACGTCAGCTTGTTGAAGCCCAGCCGATGCCCGCCCGCCTGTGGCCAGATGGTGAAGGAGGTCTTGTCCTCGGCCGATAATTCTACTGTGAAACCATCGCGAATCGGATCGCCGCCGAAGGCAAAGTAGGCCGACGTCAGCTTGATGGCGCGCACGCGCAGATGCGGCGTCAGCTTCTGCCAGCGTTCGCGACTGATCCAGCCTTCGGTCATGTTGTCGCCGGCGCCGGACTGGCTGACCTGGATCAAGCCGTTCTGCGAAACGTAAAGTACGGTCGTATCCGTCGAAACGATGGATCCCCTATGGAGACAGGGTTCGGCCAGATTGATCTTGGTCAACGCCATCGAGGCCGGATTGACGCCGTTGGCGACATAGGGCGTTCCTTGCGTGCAGGCCACGATCGCCTGGCCGCAAACGCCAATACCAACGATCGGAAATTCGGTCGTGATGACGTAACCCGGCGGCCAGGCATGCGGCCGATAGGCCTCGCTGAACCAGATTTCGTTCTTGCGGAAGCCGACCGCGATGCCATTCGGGAACGGCACGATCGCCTGCAGGTCTTCCGGGGGCGCGAACCAGTACAGGGACGTGAGCTGGGCTTCGATCGCCACTTCATCATCCGGCCTGGTATCGACATAGGTCGCCTGACTAACCGGGAATTCAGCGACAAAGAAGTAGGTGCCCTGCCCGGCCTGGTTGGAAATGGTGCGATAGAGCCTTGTGGTGGTGATGTTGCGCTTGGCCGGTTTGACCACGCTGTCGACCGGATCGAGCCAGTCCGCGCCAAGGTTCTCCGGCAGCGGCTGGAAGCACTCGACGGTCCAGGTCGCGTTCGACCAGCCGTTGACCAGCACCGGCTCCGACGGCGGACCCTCCTCGCCATACTCGGTGACCCAGGTGTAGACGTAGCCTCTTGCCTCAAACACCGAAGCACCCAGCATGTCGGTCCACATCTGCCAGCCCGGATGCGGCCCGGTCGCCGATACCGGATCTGGCGGATCGTTGGAGTAGGTGTTGCTGCCCATGACGCCGTTGGTGAGTCGTGCGTCGGCGACGATCACGCTCATCGGGTTGTCGTGCGCGATGCCGATCCAGTACGTCTTGTTGGCTATTACCGAAGGCCCGTTGGTGAACAGGCTGGTGGCGGAAGAACCTTCGGTGATGCCGGTAACTTCCTCGCCTGTTTCGATCAGCGTATGCGGTGCCCCGTTGAGGTCGGTGTAGACCACCGCCTGGAAGTGCATCGCCGCGTCCGTCGACGCCGGCATGAAGCCGACGGAAGTGACCAGCATCGAACCGTCGGGCACGATCGGAATCAGGAACAGTCCGTTGCCGGGATGGTAATCGCTGTAGCCGCCGCCACCGTCCGCCGGCACCGTCGGATTGCCGATCTGCATGGTGTCGCCGCCACCGGTAACGGTGACACCGGGCGTGCAGCCCGACGCCGGCACGCCCAGCACCCACGGATGCTGGTCCGCCCTGATGCGGTCGTAGGTATTGTACTTTGGTACATCAGAGGAGGAGGCCCAGTAGTAGCGTTGCCACTGATCCTGAACCACGGGCGAGTGCATCACCGTGGTGTCCGGGTCAGGGAATTCCATCCAGTGCGAGTCGGTTGCCGTGATGCCGTTGTCGCTGGAGTCGCGGTTCGGCACCCGGTAGACATATTTGGCGGTCGGATCCTGCAGCGCCTTCAGCAGCTTCGGTTGCCGCCAGCCAACCAGCGCGCCGGAGAACAAATAGGCGTTGACGGAATAATCCGCCTGGCCTTCGGGAAGCAGGTTCGTGTGCCAGGCAGGCAACATCCCCCCGAATTTATCGATTTTATAAGCAGTCATCGATAGCCCGTCCTGTTCTTGCCCAGTGTAGAACCGGTCGTGGGGAATTCCTGATCCTGGCTGGGGTTGGGGTGGTACACAGGCTCCATCCAACCCTCAGTCACCGGCCTACCCAGCCGGATTTTTTTCCCCCTCGGCTTCCTTTGCCAGGTGCTCCTGATATTTCTTCTGTGCTTCCTCGGCCTTGGCCACCGCGGCCTTGCCCGCCGCCAGTTCGGCGTCGAATTCCTTCTGCGCCGCCTCGGAACGATGGACTTTGGCTTCAGGCTCGGGCGGCGGGGCCTCACGCATCTTGCGAATGCGGGCCAGCAGCTGCTCGCGCGTCTCGCCTTCCTTCGGCAGACCGTGGAAATTGGCGATCTCCTGGTTCTCCATGGCTGCGGTGGTTTCAGCCTCGAACTTGGCGATGTTGGCTTCGTGCTGCTTGGTTGAATCGGCCTTGTCCGGCTCGGCCTTGGCTTCAGCCTTGGCCGCGGCCTTCTGGCCCTTCACGATTTCCTTGATGATGTCGTCCTTGACCCAGTGGGCACTGACCTCGATCCCCTGCTCGTCGGCGTAGGCAACCAGCTCGTCCTTGGTCATCGATTCCAGTTCGGCGCGTTCTTTCATGCTCTCCTCCTATGCCGGCACAACCGTGAAGGCGATCGTGTCGCGTTTGATGTTACCCAGGTTGTCGGCCATGACTAACGTGACCGTCAGACGTTCGTTCAGCTCACCACCCGTCAACAGAAAATACACGTCCGGCCCCAGGATGGTGGCGGTACCGACGGTACAGGTGACCGAATCGGATTGCACGTCGATCTGGTCGATATTGGCGCCATTCGCCAACCATTTCTCGTACTTGACCGTCCAGCGCCTGCTGTCGCCTTCGGTATGTTGTTTGCTACCTAGCAGTGCCATCTTCCTGTACCTCGATCACACATACCTCGCCGGGTATCTCGATCTCGAAATCGTCTCCGACGATGACAATAGTCCGGTTTTCCTCGGGCACCCAGATTTCATCTTCCATCAGAACACCGCTCCCCAGAACATCGTCACAAAGTTGACCGCCAGGATGGTGGCGTTGCCGCTGCCGGACGTGTTCACGTTGGCGTAACACTCGTAATAATCCGTGCCACTGGCCTGGTCGACGACGCCGACTTGCGCGTTGGTGGTGCCGGCGACCGTGGTTGAACCGTTCTGTGCGATCACGGTACCATTCTTGTAGATCAGCACCTGCGGCAGCGTGTTCTTGGCCAGGGTAGCCTGGATGCTGATCGCCGCGCCCAGGATCACGGCACCCGCTGCCGGGGTCCAACGTGAGTTGGTCGAATCATACTTGTTGTTGATGTCGAACACCTTGGTGCCGAACACCAGCTTGGTGTTGACGCTGTCGACCACGTTGGTCTGGTTCGACGCCATCTTGGCGCGGAAGGCATCCTTGTTGCCGCTGATCCCGGTCGGCCCGGTCGCTCCGGTGGATGCCGAACCTACTGGCCCCGTCGGCCCGGTCAGGCTCGAACCTGTCGGCCCGGTCAGCCCGACAGGACCGGTGATCCCGGTATTGCCGGTCGGCCCGGTCACGCTCGGACCGGTGTGACCGGTTGGACCGATCCCCAGCGGGCCGATATCACCCTTGGCGCCGGTCGGACCGGTTATGCCCTGTGCCCCGGTTGCCCCGGATGGCCCAGTTCGTCCGGTTGCCCCGGTTGCCCCGATCGGCCCGTCGACACCGTTGAAACCGGCGATGCCGGTAGGACCGGTGCCCAGTGGTCCGATCGGCCCGGTCGGCCCGGTCGCGCCAACGCCTGGCCCGGTCGGTCCCGTCGCCCCGGTGGTCACCGCGGTGCCGGCAGCGCCGGTGTAACCCGTGAACCCGGTCGGTCCGGTGTAGCCGGTGAAGCCGCCAATTCCCTGCGGTCCCTGGGGGCCGATGACCGTCAACCCGGTCGGCCCGGTCGGACCCGCGTTGCCGATATTGCCAACCTGGCCCTGCGGACCAGTCATCCCGGTCACCCCGGACGGCCCGGTGGCGCCGAAGCCGGTCACCCCCGTGGGTCCGGTGCCCCCGGTCACGCCCTGTGGCCCGATTGCACCAGTCGGCCCGGAGGGACCGGTCAGGCCGATCAGCCCCTGCACGCCAGTCGGCCCCGACGGCCCAAGCAGCCCCTGCGGACCCGTGAACCCGGTGTTACCGGTTGGTCCTTGAGGGCCAGCCCCGCCGACGCCCCCAGTTGGCCCGGTAGAGCCGGTCGCCGACGCCAAACCCGGCGCGCCGGTCGGACCCGACGGCCCCGTCAATCCTAAAGGGCCTGTGGCACCGGTCGCCGATGCCTGTCCGGGAGAGCCGGTTGGCCCGGACGGACCCAGCACCCCCTGCGGCCCGATCGGTCCGGTCAGCCCCCGCGGCCCGGTATAACCGGTATCGCCTACTGGCCCGTAATTACCGACATCACCCTGCGCTCCCGTCGGCCCGGCAGCTCCGGTCGGTCCCCCGGCGGGACCGGTCGGACCAATACCACCCACGCCAGTCGGACCGGCGGGGCCGGAGACGACCACAACGGGTCGAGCCATGATTGGGGCGGCGGGGATATCGGCCATCAGCCCAACTCGAATATGGTGTAGTGGACATCAAACACCGTAGCACCACCGGCCGTCAGGGCACTGAGCGAGATGTCAAACCAGTACGGCGTGCCGACGGTGAGCGACACGATGCCATGCAGGCAGAACCCCTGTTTCCCTGCCGTGGTGGAAGCGATGAAATTCAGTCCGATACTCAGCTGCCCGCCGGTCCAGGTGGTGGCGCCGTTAACCGGCGCGGTACCGGTGCCGTAGATGACGTTGATGGTGGCGCCGTTGCCGGCAGCCGTGGAGTTCTGCACCATCCCGGAGAACAGCACGAAGAGCTTGCCGGAGCCGTTGGGCGTAATGGCCGCGGCCAGTCCCATCGCCTTGATCGTGGTGGAGACGTTGCCGGGAACGCTGGCGGCGAAATAGCCGTTGTAGTTGTCGATCCCGCTCGCATTGCTGCCTGGCGGTCCCGCCGAACCGACACTCCCGGCCGCGCCGGTCGGCCCCACCGGTCCCGGCGCGCCGGCCCCGACTGGCCCAGTCATGCCGGTCGGACCGGTGAAGGCGCCGGCACCCTGCGGACCGGTGTTTCCGGTCGGGCCAACGCCAGACGGACCCATCGCGCCGGTTGGCCCGGTGTAACCGGTCGCGCCCCGCGAACCGGTGGCTCCCTGCGGTCCGGCTGACGGACCCGTCGGTCCGCCGACAACCACGACCGGCTTGGTCATGATCGGAGCTGGTGTGCCTGATTGAACAACCATCGTTTGCTCCTATGCCAACGCAATCTGTGGATTGACGTAGACCGTAGTCGATATCTTGCCGAGATACACACGCGCCCGCACCCGCCCCGCTACCTGTGGCGTGAACGTCACGCGCAGATACTGCTTGGTCGCGGCGCCACTGGTCCATGTAACCGACGAGGTTGGATGCGCGGCAACGGCGACGATCGCCCGCCAGGTGTCGACGATGGACGTGCGCGCTGATCCTGCCGTGCCGAGATACTGCACCGCCATCCTGATCTCGTCGGTGTTGAGCGCCACGGCTCCAGTGATCTCGACCGTTGCCGTGCGGGAGACACCTATGATGCTGTTCTCGATATCGAGCCAGAAACTGGCAACGGGATGGTCGATGATGTCCGAACGTGTAGTCGACACCAGCTTCAGGCTGAACGCGCCCTGGGCGTCGGTCGGTCCGCCGGTCAGGACCGTGGTTCGCTCCGTCGTCACGGCGCCTGCGCAATTGTGCCGCTCGTTGATGATGTTGGTGCCGTCATGGCAGTTGATCAGCTCGACTTCGGAATTGGGACTGCCGGTATTGCCCGGCGTGGCGAAGCGGACAACCGCAGAATTTATCTTGCAATCGGTCAACAGAATCTTCGAAAAATTATTGATGCCGCTGGGATAGGGCGTGAACAGCGTGGTGTTCAGCGCACTGAGATCCACCCCGCGAAGGTTGACGGTACTGTACCCGGTGCCGTTGTTTTCCGTGAACAACGAAGTGGGGATGTTCGACCCCGCAATGGCGGAAGGCGTGTCCAGCCAGGTAATATCCCAAGGGTAGGAGCCGATACCAAATCCCTGCCCGGTGTTGCCGAACCGCAGGGTGGTGTTTTCAAGCACCAAGCCGCACGCACCATTGTTGAGAAACTTGGTGGCGGCGTTCACCGAAGGATAAATCGAGCAATTTTTGAAATAGTTTGTCTTCGACCCGTTGGCTCCGAAGTAGATGTTGCCGCCAATATGCTCGAAAGTCATGCCCTGGTAGAACGCATTGATCCAGTTGTCGTAGGTCAGGGTGCTGGTCGTGGACATGTACGCGCCGGCCAGCTCGTCCGCGGCGACAGGCGGCACCGACCCGGCGCGATTGACCGAAATGAATCGCGCATTGCCGAAGCCGTTGTTGGTCCCCCACAGCAGCTGTGGCGTGCCGACATAGGCTTCGTTGTGGTCGCTCGATACGAAAACCCGATCCCCCGCAACCACACGATTATAGTTGGACGGAGACAACGACATGATGTCGTAGGCGGCAGCGGACCAGCCATACGTCCCCACCCCGGTGACGTTGGTGAAATTCGCCGTACCTGAAGCGACCACATCGTTGGGACCAGGAGAGCCGTTAAAATTTGGTTCGGTCGCCCCTGTCGTACCCGCCGTCGTGCAACGCCACGCGCCTCTGTTTTGTTGAAAAGAAGACAGCGTCGTCGGACGGAGAAACTGCCCGACCGTGTATGCGGTATTGGCTACCCAGATCGGGATCGCCATGTGAGCCGCCGTCGAGAGATACCAGTCAGCCATGGTCTGTTCCTAAATGATCCGCGTCACGCCAGCTCCGCTGTCGTAGAAGATCGACGCCCCCAACCCTGTCCATGCAGGACTTATGATTGCTGTTCTCGGTGACGATGGCGGGTTCGGCATGCCGATGCCACCAGCAGCCAGGATCCACTTCTCGCCATCCCATTTGTAGGCGCCAAAGGTGGTATTGTAGCTCGGAGAATCTGGAAAATTGTAAGCCATCACACGCTGGCCCCCACATACCTGCCAAAGTTCTGCACCAGCGCGTTGCGCTGTGCCAGCGTCGGAACCGTCGAGAACGTAGCGGCTTCGAAAATCGATCCATCCATGCAGTTGGAGAGCCACCTGCCGCCTAAATTAATATTGCTCATGGGTTGGCCCGTCGAAGCCGACACCGAAACTTCACCGGTGCCGTTCACTCGCAGGTAAACGCCACCACCTTCGATGCGATACTCGAATACATATGGCGTGTTCAGCGCGAGGCCGGAAATCGACACAGAAGACGGGTAGGTGAGAGCATAAACCAGACTGCCCGTTCCGCTGATACCCAACCCGTAGTTCAGCCCCTGGCACATCATCAGCGTGACACCGTTGCCGGTCCACGCGGCGATTTTTGCTGAGATGATCATGTACGCCGACGTGGTGGTAATCAGCGTGGACACGCCACTCTGCAAAAACGTGTTTGCAGCCGTGTTGCCGTTAAAGACAAATGTCTCCGGCGACGTGCCGCCAACGAGTGCCCCGCCACCCGACGGTGGCGTCAGGTTGCGGCTGTTGCCGGACTGATCCAGCACCGGGTTGGCCCTGGTTGGCGATCCCGACGGCGTGAAATACGCCCCACCATAGGCCGCCAGTATTTTCCTCGACGCCGACCACGCCCCCGTCGACGAAAGACCGTCCAGCGGCGGCCACAGCACACCGGGAGTGCCGCCAAGCGTCGAAAACCACTTCTCGCCGTCCCAGCTGTATTTGTCGTACACCTGACCGACGGCAGGACTGGTGGGGAAATCGAGGGCTGTCATACGAACCCTCCCGCGAAATACCCCGCCCCGCCGCCACCGCCGCCAGACCCGGCGCTTACGATCGGCAGGCCGTTGAACCAGTTTTTCAGTCCGCCCGAAGTCGTCGCCGCGCCGGTGAATGACCAATCCTCGATATTGATGAAGCCTGGGCCACTGCAATCGACGATGAATTCCATCACGCCGTCGGCGGTGGCGGCTATTGTGGTGCCCGAAAGCGGCGCCCAGGTCGCGGTGCCCAGGCTGTAGCCAAAGCCCCACTTGCCAGCGAGATAGTTGTCGAGCTTCGCTATGTCGGCGGCGCTAGCAAGACCGGTCGCAACGCCAGCCTCACCGATTGCACCATCCATGTAATTAGTTTCAAACTTACCGCAGCCAAGCACAAACGAACCGTTGGTGATCCAGTTGCCGCTCGACGTTCCTGAGTTCAGCGCCGTGCCATTAACGTAGACCGTAATGAGGCCGGCAGCAGTGACGGTGACGATGATCCGAACCGGGGTCGAATAAAGGATCGTTCCACCAGCAAGCTGTGCGTTGCGCTCCATCTGGACCGTGGTGGTGACGCCCACACGATCCAGACACCACGAACCAACGCTGTTGTAATCGTGCCCCGAAGACGACGTGTACGACAGCAGCCGGGCGTAATTTATACTGTTCGACGTGTAGTAGCCCACCATCCATATCGTCATGGTGTTGCCGGTGCCCATCGGGAAGGTATCGGCGCAAAGCACCTGTCCCGGATTTGCCGCGAACATCATCGCCGGCAAACCATTAAACCCCGTAGCGTTGTAGGTCGGTCTAGCAATCGCACCGTTCTGCCCAAGCGTCTTGCCGCTTGGGCCTTGATCGGCAACGGTGAGGATGGTCGAACCAGAAAACGTCATGCTGGCGAACACGCTCGCATCCCACCAGCTGAGAATCCCCGTGAGACTGGCGGGGGTCCACCCGGCTGGTGACAGCGTGTCGGTACACGATGCCAGTACCGTGTCGGCGTTGATGCCGACGGCAGGGTTGGCGCGAACGATCAGCCGGGGCTGGGTACCCGTCGTATAGGTGGCGTCCTTGCGGATGGCCAGGGTAGCCCCGATCGCGCTGCCGCTATTGACGGGAACCTTGATGCCCTCGCGCCTGGGCGCGCTCTCCAGCCTGTTGATCGCGCTGGATGTGCTGTTCGGCGTCATCCTCATGGATGGCGAGGCGGTGTTGAAGATCGACGTGTCGGTCTTCAGCTGCCCATATTTCATCTCCAGACGATCGTCGGTAGAGATCTGGTTGAAACTCTTGAAACCGAAATAAGACGATTTCGTCCACCGGTCCCGGCTTGCTGTCGAGAACAGGTTAACCGCGCCAAATTTACAATTTACCGCCACCCCCATCGGCGTAACAAACCCGTACCTGCCGGAGGCGAGATTGAAATGGAAGTCATTGGTATGCGGCGTCAGCCCAGTGCCGACACCCGACATATCCACATTCTGCATGTTGAAGGGGTAAACGCCTTCATAGTAGCAATAGATGCCCGTTGTCGTGGTGGACAGCGGGTCGCTGGAGATGATGCTCGACCCGGTGATGTTCAGTGTCGACGCATCATCCACATAAATATTGTAAGTGGCGTTCCCGAACAGGGTCAAACCATCCCATACAAGCCCCGAAATATCGCCAAGCGCATTGATGCCGGCGTTGTTGTTTCGCCACGCAGTGTAATTAGCGAACGTACCTATCGCCGGATAGTTGAACGTCAGCCCACCGCCGCAAGAATGGACCGTGTTGCCACTGAAAGTACCGAAAGCAGCACCGTTGCTTTCAGAAAAATACATCCCCCAACTCTGCATCCCGCACACGGTGTTGTTGGTACAAGTCCCGCCTATATCGAAAAAAGCCAAGGCAGCATTGTTGAACGTGGACTGCATGAGCAGATTGCCGCTGATCGTCCAGTCAGTCAGGGTCAGTACGGAAGACACCTGGATCATGTTGTTGTGACGCCAGGTCACGCAGTTCAAAACCGATGCGTTCACACTGTTGGTGCCAAAGCTGCTGACCTGGACAGCGTAATACTCGCCGTCATGGATCGAGCAGTTACTGATCACCTTCGGATTTGCAACATACGGGCTGTTGGTGCTCTCGAAATCGATGCCGCGCTTTCGATCCGTGTTAGTCCCGGTGTAGGCAAATTCGGTCCAGTATAGGTTGCACGTCGCAAACGGTGCGAAGTAGACGAACGTCATCCAGTCCGCCCTGTTGGACTTGATCTTGACGTTGCGGGTCAGCAGCCCGATGTCGGCCTGCGCCGGTGCGGTGCCATGGTGGGTCGCCGCATAGGTGAAGCCGAAAGGATATAGCGGACTGGTGAACGAACTCGCGCCTGCGTTGGCATTGAGCGAATAAAGCTCGTTGTCGCCCCACGAACGGGTCGTAGACGACACGCAAACGACATCGCCGGTCAGCCAACCGGTGTCGGTGTCCACGTTGAAAGTGGTGTCCCCAAGAGAAGATGCGGTGACAAGCGCCAAACGGTCGTAGTAGAAGGCAATGTTGTTGGCGCCGGCAAAGCTCATGCCGCCGGGCGCGTTGCAGATGTTCAGTAGCACCCAGGGCGTGCTGGCCGTCGTGGCAACCCTGCCGGTCAGCCTGACGATATAACCGATGCCATAGGGCGTGATGGTAACGCTAGTCGCCGTACCCGTACCCACCGCGGTTGGGGCGCTGGCAGTCCCGGCCTGCAGATCGAGATCGGTATAGCAGCCGTTGGTGACGCTGGCCTGGTTACCATTGTTGCCGAGAGTAAGCCGCGCATAGCGGTTGTTGGTGCCGGTGCCCCGCGCGATCCACAGCGTCACAACCTGGGTCGTGTTGGTCACGGACGGCCCGGAAAGCCCAAGGCTGTGGGTGGCGTTGGTCGTGGTGTCGACAATATTCGACGCGACAAACGAGGTGGCCGTGGCGTCCAGGTTAGATCCCGCGCCATTGTTGGTGACGTTGGTGTTGGAGCCGCCATTGAGCGTGTTAGCACCCACCACATCGGCGGTCAGCTTGCATCGCCAGACATTTTTGCCGCTGGTACGCGACAAACCGCCGGTGTCTACCCGACCAAAATCCCAGCACTGCAAACCAAAATTACCGTCTCCGGTCACCGGCTGGAATTCCAGTAAGGCGCTCGAATCGCGCGGGATCTCCGCGCCACTCGACCCCATCGTCAACAGACCGCCCCAGCCAACCCACAGATCCCCGGCGAGACACAACTTGTAATTCGTGCTGGCGCTGTTGGCGAAAGCCAATGTACCTCCAGCACCGACAGCGATCAGACCTCCGTCCACCGAATTTGATTTGACCGTGCCATTGCCCCAGACCGTGGTTGCCGTACTGTCCATCGTCACCGTGCGGGCAGTTCGCGCACCTGCAGCTGTATATTCTCCAGCAATGAGAAGATTGTCACCCGCGGCCGGCGTGGCAGCAGTGGTGGTTCGCAAGTAGCGTGTCCAGAAACTGCTGCCACCAGGCGCGGAATTGTAGAAAACAGTGAAAGAAGTGCTTGCGACAAGTGCCAGCGTCCAGTCAGACGCACCATCCCCGGTGATGTTTGAACCGTATTTGAAAAAGACAGGTTGTGGTGTGTACTGGATATAAAACTGCGGCAGATCAGCCTTGTTAATGGTAACAGGCGTGCCCTGCACCACGCCGCCCTTTTTGAACTGCAGAGTAAACGTGCCTGTGGGGGTGCCATCGCGTATGTCGCACCCCAGCCACATGAACACGCCATCGATCACAGCACCGTTCGTAATGGTGAAGGTTCCAGAAGTAAACGTGCCAGTGCCGGTCATAGTATTGAAGTCGTTTCGGATCATTAAATTCGCAGCACCCGTCGCCATGTCGATGGCCGCGAACGTACTTGCTCCAGTCATGTTTCCGTTGTTGTTGCAGACCAGTGTCGCCATGCATCACCTTGTATATCTGAGCGTGAGATTTACACGCTGGATCGAGGCGGCACTGTCGACGTTGAACGCGAGGACGTCCCCCGAAGCGATCGATGTGGTCCAGCCAGTAAGCGTGCTGTTTGTGGATTTGTAGGATGACGATATCGTCGGCGGCAGCGAGGCCGTGATCTTGTCGCCAACCACCGGATGCGTAAGCCCGGCATCGAACTGCGCGTAGGTGCATTTCCACACGTTGACGACAATGCTGCCGGACTGGTCGGCAATCATGTCCACCTGAGTGAGGGTGCAGGGGAACGGCACCGTGATGTTGCCCTTCATCCCCGTGGTTATCGTCGCCCCGCCGCCATCGATGATCGCGACAATCGCGGAATTGCTGGCAGGACCGGTTGCGCCGGTGGCGCCCACGACGCCGGACGCCCCCGTCATCCCCGTCGGACCGGTCAACCCACCCAGCCACGCGCTTACCCATTGGCTCGACGTGCCATCCGGGTACCAGAGGAATAATTGCCCGGTGTCGCTCTCCCACCAAAACTGCCCGCCGGTCGGACCTGTCGGTGGCGTATCGCTGATGATCGCCCCACCGACGCCGCCACCACCGCCAGATCCCGACGGCCCGGTCGGACCCGTCACGGTCGACGCCGAACCAGTCGGGCCGGTTGCGCCGGCAGATCCCACGGATCCAGCAGATCCCCCAGCGCCTGTCGGCCCCGTCACGGTCGACGCCGGTCCAGTCGGACCCAACCCGCCTGCCCCCGTCGGCCCGGTAGCCCCGGTGTTGACGGCATCGCCGATCACACCACGCGGTCCGGTCACGCCCAGCGGTCCCGTCATGCCGGTCGGCCCGGTAGCACCGGTGTTAGTCGCCAGCCCCTGCGGGCCGGTCATGCCGGTAGCGCCGGTCGGGCCGAACGGCCCGGACGCACCCGTGGCACCGGTAAGGGTCGCGGTCCCTGGGATCCCCTGCGGGCCGGTCTGGCCTACCCGCCCCGTCGGTCCGGTGGCGCCCGTGGTGGAGGCAAACCCGTCCGGCCCTTGCGGCCCGGTCGGCCCGGTGCCGAGAGGTCCAAGCGGCCCGGATGGCCCGGTCCATCCCGTCGGGCCGGGGATTCCCATCCCTGGCGGACCGGTCAATCCGGTAGAGCCGGTCGGGCCGGTGAACGCACCCGCGCCCTGCAGGCCGGTAGGTCCGGTGGCGCCGGTGAACGCCCCGCGTCCGGTCGGCCCGGTGATCCCCGACGGGCCTTCCTGCCCGGTCGGACCGGTGTGGCCTTCGACAACCACGCCTTCGCGAACGACAACGACCGGCTGCGCTCTTATCCTGGCGGGTTCGTTGTCTTCAATGGGCATGGGGTTCCCCCGTTATGGGGGGTAGGTGACGCCCTGCGCCACCTCAAGCGTCCCGTGCATCAATGGCGTTCGAACCGCGGTCAGTCCGTCGACCATCACCAGGTCGTAGACGTAAGTGCCGGGTGACAGCGCGGCCTGGATGTCGTCAGGAGGAACATTGAAGTAAATCACCCGCTGCACCGTGTCGGCGGTGATGATGCGGCCGTTGGACGAGGACAACGACAACAGCGGCACCAGATCGTAAGGATTGCGCTGGACGTCCAGCTCGAACGTCATGTTGTCCAGTGTCCAGGTGAAATCATCTTCCTCACCGAACTGATAGGCGTCGGACCAGGTGCCGTTATTGTCGATCGCAAGATTGGTGTGCGCCGACGTAACACTGTGCCCGAACCATTCAACGGCCATGGCTACCTCGGCTGCGGATGGACATTGTAGGTCGAGATTCCGCCGCGCTGGCTGGACGACCGGTGGCTCTGCGGGAAAATCCAGGGCTGCACACCAACGGTGTTGGCCTTGGAGTGCGACACGAACGCAGCGGAGATACCATCGTAGAACTTGCCCAGATAGAACTTGGCCATCTCCGGGTTGGTGTAGCTCTGCGCCGGCAGCATCATCATGCTGCCGATCAGGCCGTGCAGGATTATCAATCCGTGCTTGGGAAGGATCCAGTCCGGGATGTTGGGCGGAAAACAGTCCAGCGGATCGGTAACCGTCTTGACCACGACCGCCGTCATCGGCTGGGTCTGGGTGTAAGGATAGAGAAAATGCACCGTGCTGATGTCCGGCATGACCGCCGCCTGCACCGTGCCGTGCTGGTCGTACACGCACTCCAGCCGCAGGATCCGCCCCTTGGTCACCTGGAGCGGATAATCGAGCGTATCCGGGATGGCGGTGAACCGGATGTTCTCATTCCAGCAGTTAGAACCATCGAAGAAATCATTGAGGACGTCGAACAGCGCCACGCGCAGCTGTTTCTCTGAGGCGCCCATCAGATATACCTTGGCCGATCCGATCAGCTTGCCCCAATAGGCGTTGAACTCGTTCTTCTTGGCCATCAGCCACCACCCTTGCCCTTCGGGGCTGAACCACCGACCACAGCACCAAGTGCCTTGCCAACCAGCCCTTGCGTAAACAGCGCCAGAAACGCCGTCGCGCGTGTGTCCTGTACATCTTCCTGATCGCGTTCGAGCGCGTGGCCAATAAGCCCGTGCAGGATCGCAAGCCGAAATTGCGGTTCGATGTCGACATAGGTGTCATCAACCTCTGTGAACGACTGAACCTGGCCGCCGACTTCCCAGTTGTAGACGAACAGCTCCGGCTTGATCCGACGCGCCTCCAGCAGCGCCACGTTCAATGCCGTCAGCATGGAGGCCTCGTTGTAGCGAAAGTCTGGAATGATATCCTGCAGCTGCACCCTGGCGTCAGCCATGTAGTCAGCCACGGTGTTGAGCGTGGGCTGGTCCATGTCGCTGAAATTGCCGTGGTAACTGGCAGAAGTGGCCATCCCCTAACCTCGCTCGTTGGAGCGAGCTTAGGGGTCGTTTCTTAAGGAATAGTTAAGCCAGGATGATCTGGGCCTGGGCCAACGCCGTCGGGTCGAGGATCTGATAACCGTAGACCTGCAGCCCGCGCAGAATCTGACCAAAGGTCAGTTCGGAGCGCATGGTTTCGACCTTGCTGATCTGCGAAGCGAACGTCAGCGCATGGGCATGACCCGCGAACACCGGCTGCTCGCTGGCTGCGAAGTTGGTCGCATCCGTTGTCGAGCCGGGCAGCAGGTTGGAGATGTAGATCGTGAAACGATCCACCATGCCGAGACGGCCGTTGCGCAGCATCGAGACGGGATCGCCGGACAGGTAGGCCTGGCGCAGCTCGCTCTGCTTGAGGTAACGGCCCGCAGCCGCGGACATCACAAGCCAGCGACCTTCCTCCGGGATATTCTGCTCGTCCAGCGCCTGGCCGAGACGAAGCATCACATCGAGAATGTCGACCTGGCCGGCAGTGGGCGCCTTCGCCACCGTCAGCGGCGTCGACTTGACACCCAGGTTGATCGCGGTGCCGGACACGCTGGAGATCACGCCAGCGGTCGTACCGCGGTTCTTGGCATGCGCCTGGACGGTGATGCCACCGAGAACGTCGCGGTCGACAACGATCTTGAGCTGCTGGGCCGCATCGTCGGACCACATGCTCAGGAGATTGAGATCCGACTGGATCTCCATGACGTCGTCGAGGATCAGGCTGAAGTACTTGCCAATATTGATGTACAGCTCGATGTTGCCGCCGGACGGACGATCGAGGCCAAGCAGGCCGTCGGCCTGGTAGTCCTTGATGGTGATGGTGGGCTTGGTGCGAATCTTGACACGGTCGCCCATGTTCTGGATTTCGCCCTCATAGTCGGTGTTGCTGATCGCCTGCAGCACCGTCGAGGCATAGAACTTCTCGACCAGCTTGGCGGACCAGATTTCCGGGATAAAACCGGTATTGACGAGGGTATTGGGCGTAGAACCCGTAGGCGTAAGCGGCGTCGATGATACCGACGTTGCGACGGGATAGGCAGAAGTACCAATAGGCATGGCCGTGGCCCCTTATGCATCGGGGCCACTGCATGCGGATGGACGAGCGACCCCAGGTTTACCGGTAACGACCCTCTCTCTGCGCTGCGTAAAGGTCGGCTTCCTGCCGTGCCCATTCGGCCTCACGGCCGAGATACGCGCCCTTTTGGTGCGCGCGATACAGCGCCTTGACTTGGTCGCGTGTGTAAATTGGCTTGTCGCTGGGCGTCGAAGCGTCACCGCCTGTCGCCGGCCTTGCCCTGCCAGGAGCCGCTAACGATGCCAGTGGAATTGCCGGCTCCCGCGCAAACGGCGTTGGCCTTTGCGTGGAGCTGGGCGCTGGATCGGCGTGCCCTGTGGCTGCTTCCTCGTTGAGGAAACCGTTGAAGAACGAGATTACCCGTGGCGCGGAGGCTGACGAGATAGCTTCGTTCAACAGTTGCTGTCTAACACGTCCAGACAAAACATCAATCCCCAACAGCCAGCGGTGCCAGCGCGGATTGCGATCGATTTCCTTGTAGTTCGGCACCGCCAGCTCGACGGACTGGTCGAGCCGACGGCGGCCTTCGACGGCGAGCTGCTTACGCAGGGCCGCGTTCTGCTGTTCGACTTCCTGCAGATGCGGCTGCACCGCCTGCAGCGCCGCACGCTGGGTAACGTCGAGCAGATCGGGACCGTAGTTCTCGACGTCCGCTTCAGTCAGGTAGTTTTGTGCCTGGCGCGCCGGCTTTGGCGGGGGAGCCTGACGCTGCTGGGCGTGCATTAGCTCCTGCCCCATCTGCTGCATGATCTGGTCCTGCTCGCCGATCGTCTTCTGCAACGTCGTGAACCGCCCCTGCAGGCCCATGTAACGGGACTTCCAGGTGTCGGAGTTCTCATCGACCGGCGCGATGTCCGCAGGCGGCAACGGAGCTTGGACCGGGGGAGCCGGGGGTGTGGCTTCAGCCGGCTGGGCTACCGCCTGCGAAGGCTGCTCCGGTGCCGGCGCGTTGTAGAGCGCCTCGACGGCGGCTACCCGCTGCTTGACGGCGTCCGGGAGATCGTTCGGGTCATATGGCGCCTTGTTGATAGGTTTAAGATCAACCGTCACGTCAACCATTTCTGGTCTCCTTCTTGGCGTCTTCAAAAGCGTTTACGAGGGTCAGGCACTGCCGCACATAACCCTGATGCAGTGGCACGTTTTCGGTCGCCATGATCAGAGCCATGGTCGCCGCCTCGACGTAATCTTCAAATGCTTTGCAAAATGCGTCATACGCCTGCGGCGAGGCGTTGCGCATGAACCTGGCCTTGGTCACCAAATCAGACGTAGAACTCACGCAACATCATCCTCATCCGGCTCGCCGGGCGGCATCATCGCGGTCGGTGCGCCCGGCGACTGCGATCCCATCGGAACCGGGGGCGTCGAGGTCGGCGGCCCGCCCAGATTGCCAACAGAGCCGCCGGAAGGCGTCTTGGGATAGCTGTTGGCCATCCGCGACAGCTGGTCGGCACCCGTGATCGTGTCCATGCCGCGACCGCGCGACTGCTCCGTCGAACCCTTGCCGACGTGCTTGACCACCTTGCCGCCCTTGGCGAACGCAGTGATGTCCTTCTTGTAGGGCTTATTGTGGAACGTCATTGGGACCAAAGCCTCCATAGCCAATACCGCCGCCGCGAATGCCGGGATCCGCGGCACCCGACATCGGCGAACCGCCCTTGCCGTAGTTGCGCGTCGAGATCGGCCGCATCCGGGGCGCGGCCATCACCGCCTTGCCGGGATCCATCGGCGCCGGCTTGGGGCCGGGCACCCGGCGCAACGCGCGCAGCGACGGACCCATGCTGGGAGGCACTAGCGTGCCCCCGTCTGTCCCGACTTCGCCGCCTGGGACGGCGAGAAGCCGAACATCTTGCCGGAGCCGCCGCTCGCATACTTCGGACCAGGCGCGCCGGAGGTGTCCTTGCCGGTGTTGCCGGGCTTGTCGGGGCCAGCCGCCTGCTGACCGAACATGTGGCCGTCGCCGCCTTCGGCGAACGTCACGTTGTGTGAATTTTCTCTGGCCTTGGGATTAGAAGCCATAGGGGATCCTCCTGTGAATCTACAGGAAGCCTAGTTCGTAATTCTTAAGGAAATGTTAAGCGAACAGCAGCTCGACGAAGATCATCTGGATCACGTCCTTCGGTGCAGGAACAATGTTCACCGTCAGAACCGAAGTCGGGACGGCAAGACTGACCGAAGTAGCCCCGCCTCCGTCGACCATCCTCACCGCCTTGGGAGCGTTGGCCGCATTCGGCTGGGAGAACCAATTCTCGACCTGGGTACCACGAATGCCAGCGTCACTGGCCTCTCCAACCCAGTACGGATCGCCATCGGTCGCCAGCTTGACCGTGAATGTCGACGTGGTGCCGTCGGACATGATCCGCACCCCGATTCTAGCAGCCTTCATAATCGCCATGTCAGCATCCCTTGCAGATCTTGGGTTGGGTCGTATCCAGCGGCGGCATCACCTCGATGCCGCTACCGCGAGAAGTGAAAGGGATTTGGGCCGCCTCCAGCGAATATGCCAATCAACGCGATCAGGGCGAGTATCAGCACAACCACCCAGATCCCCTGCTTTACCTTCTCGGGAATTGGGAAAATGAAGGACTCAATGACCCAGATCGCGAGATAAATCACACCCGCGAGCACGATCAGCCCGATCAGGAACCACAGTACGGAAATTGCCATTGAAGCCATTTCAGCCTCCTTCGCTACTCCAGGAATCTACGGCCGATACCGCTCGCTTGTACGCCTCGACGGCGTTCTCGATGCCCCTCTTGGTTCTTACCGCCTGTTCATCGGGCGAACCGCTGGAAAGAAAAACCTCAAACAGCTTTCCAAGCTGGGCCTGAAACGCATGCTCGAACGCCTCAAGCATCATATTCCTGATGTCGTCGTCATCCATTTCAGTCATGGCCTATCCCCCTCATTTAACTTTCAGGTCCGCAGGCGCGATGTGCAGGTCTTTCGTCATGATATCCACGATCCGCTCGATCCGCTTTACATTGGATTCGGTTTCCTTCTCCGTCACCGTCAGTCTGTTGTTGATGCCCTCAAGGTGCCTTGAGCCACGCTCTTCCAGCGTCGACACCCGCGCTTCCAGATTGACCATGTAGATACCGGCAACGATCGCCTGCGCGACAAGTCCGATCACCAGAGCCTGATTCTCCTTGAACCATCCCTTGAGTTCAGACACGGCTAACCCTCCTTCAGCACAAACCCCGGCGGCAGGATGTCTTCGAACACCGCGGCGAAGGCAGTGACCAGCTCGTCGGTCGACGCCGTCGACCCGGTCTTCTGCGCCACCAGCGCCATCTCGGTCAGCCTGGCCTTCGGATCGGCCGGCAGCAGCCCGGTTTCCTTGGCCCACGGCCGCAGCAGCTCGCGCCAGCTGTAGACGCCGCAGATGCCGTCGGCGTCCAGCTTCTGGATACGCTGGTACTGCTTCAGCGAATTCTCGGTACCGGGACCGAAATCGCCGTCGACCTCCCTGCCGGTGAAGCCAAGCAGCGTCTGCATCATCGCAACATAGAACCCCTTGGCGCCTTTTTTCAGCACCGGCAGCGTGATCACGGGAGCGGAAGTGTCAGGCAACCCAGTTGTAAATGGGATCTCCCAGGCGGCAGTGCTGTCGTAAAGCGAGGCACTATCAGCCACCGACACATGGACGTGCTGGTCATGAGGATTTTTGCCAGAATAAGATCGCCATACCCAAGGCTGCGGTCCGGCCGGACCAGAGAAGATCTTTCGATTTGAAATGACGTACTTGATGCGCTTGTCGTTGTGAGTGCGCAGGAACTCCGCGAACTTGTGGCTGTCAAATCCACTAGCAGGGTCATGGGTGATGTCCTGCGCCTGCACCACGCCGGCGCTATTGGGGTTGTGGTCCGACTTGCTCGCGGCGTGCGCGGCGTCACCAATCCAGCCGTCGCTGCCCTTGTTGCGAGACGGGCACGCCGCATTGACCTGGTCGAGCAGTTTCTGGGTAGCCTTAGCTCTGCGTGCCATCGGCGTGCTCCGTCGTCCGGTAGTTGGTGAACAGCGATGCGTCGTGATTGGCCTTGTACCACCAGATCGGCGCGCCCTCGACCCGCCGCTCCAGCCTGGCGAGAGTGTTGACCTCCCAGGACAGGTTGTTCTTCTCTTCCATCCAGGTGAGGTACTCTTCCTTCATGTTCATGTCGAACTTGAAGACGTGCTCGCGCGGCACCACCATCACCCCGCCGCAGAACCGCCAGCACGGCTGCGCGTCATTGTAGACGTAATCCTTTTCCCAGCAGCCGGGAATCGTGATTGCCTGCTCGCCTTGCGCGCGCTTCATGAAGGATTCGATGATCGGGCGGGTAACCCCAGGAACGTGGAAGATCCCGAAATCAATCCAGACCAGGGGATCGGCCTCCGGCATCGATCGCGCCGCCGACGCCAGCCAATGCGACTTCTGAGCCTGCACGATGTGGTAGGAGATCGAGTTCTTCTTCGGGTTGTCCGCCGCCGAATAAGTGAACTTCTTGCCCCGCCGCTGCAAGAACTCGAACATCCAGCACTCTTCGACCTCCTGGTTGGTACACATCAGGTTGATGTCGCACGCCGACAGCTTGTGTCCCAGGTCACAATACTCGTTCCCCGAACGCGGATGGTCCGGGATGTGAACGTAGCCTGTGACCGCGGTGATCATGGGCTGGACCACCCCCCGATAAAACCAACGACGTCATCGAAGTCCATGGTCGCCAGCCAGGCCTCGCAGTCGCGGATGCCGTAACTGGCGACCAGCTGCCGTTTTTCCGGGATGTAGGCCAGCCCGGCAGCAAACTCGATCTGGCGATCATGGAAGTAGAACGGCCGCGAGATCCGCAGCATCCCGCCATCGTCGGCGAAAGTGACGAAGCGATGCTGGTAGAACCGGTTGTGCGGCCGGCCCGGAATAAAGTTGGCCTCATGCACCAGGGCGATGTTGATGCCCTCTGCCTTGATGACCTGGGAGCCGCCGCTGATCCGGCTGGGGTCGATCTTGGGATCGCGGTAGAAGCCGTGCCCGCCGCTCATCTTGATCATGGATCCAAGGCGATGGACGAACTGGATCTCGCCGTCCAACACCCACGGCATCCAGTTCTTTTCGTGAGTGTCTGAGTGCTGCTCGAACACGGTCCAGTCACCGTAACCATTGAGGTTCAGCGGTGCCACCACCTGCTGGCACAATCCTGGCTCGTTCAGCTCGCGCACCGTGGAAACGGTCCACATCTTGCCGTTATGCTTGAACAGCCGCGAATCCTCGAACCCGATCACCAGATCGTACTTCGGTGCCGGCCAGTCCAGCGGCATGTGCAGTTCGCGCGTGTCCGTGACCTTCAGCTCATCGTCCAGATAAACAAGATGATTGCGAGTATTGATAGGATTAGTACTGTTGGCAGTACCGGTGGTGCCACGTATTTCATATCGCCCCTCTGGCGTGATGGTGTAGTTCACCGTCCGCACCAACATCGTAAGCGCCCCGCCATCGTTGATGATCGACGGGTTCATCGCCACCCACCCTTCGGGCGGGTCAAAATCACTTCGTATCGGCTGGAAGCTGGGGACGTGGTTCACCAGCGGCTCAAGGTACCAATACTGGTTGCCGCGCGCCTGCCCGCTGCCCTGCAGAACCAGATCGTCGCACACGTCGGCACCCTTCTTGCGCTGCCTGGGGTCGTAGTAGGCGCAGATCGCGAACTCTTCGCGAAGGCCGTGCTTGTAGATCCACTCGTTGACGAACAGCAGCTCCTGCGCCGGTAGCGGCAGCGCCATGCCAGGCGTTGAAAATAACAGGGAACTGGCGTTATCGCCCTTCACACGAAAGTAGTTGGCCAGCTCGTACAGCGATTCCGCCCGGTGCGGGCGCATGCGATAGGCCTGCAGCATATTCCAAACAAATTGGGCGGGCTTGTCCTGGTTCTTGAGGCACAGCGCATAACGTATCTTGGCGTACCACTGTTCTTCCGCGAACCCGCCAAGCGTAGTCCTGATGTGGTAGTGATCCGCGGCCTTCTCAAACTGGCCCAGGTCGTAATACGACCCCGCCAGATAGAAGTGATACCGCTCGATCAGACCAGGTCGAGTTTCAGTTGCGAGGGCGGTTTCGAGAAGGGCAATATCACGCTTGAGCTTGTCGGGGCGGTTGGCGCCGTCGGCGTGGTCGATAAACTCAGCGCCATCGAGAAAGCGAGTCGCTGGCACGTCAAGATATTCGTGAGTGACGCCAACATACCAACCCGTAGCAGCGCGGCTGAGAAGTCGGCGATTGTAATAGCCAAGCGATCCGCCTCGTTGTCGGAGATCATAGGCCAGCTCCTTGCCGCCGTTGAACCAGTCCGGGCGATGAACCCTAAACTCCATGTCGGCGTCGGCCAGCAGCAGGTAGTCCCACGGGACGTTCTGGCTCTCGCGCGCACGCTTCAGCGCCTCGTTGCGTGCCTGTTCGAAGTTGACGAAGCTGGCATAGTGAAACTCGACCGGTTTGCCCGCCGCGACAAACAACTCCATGATCTTGTCAGGCGTGCCGTCGGTCGATCCGGTATCGACGATGACAGCGCCATCGACGTGCGGCAACAGCGAGTTGACGCAGCGTTCGATGATCGCCGCCTCGTTCTTGACGATGGCGTTCCACACCAGCTTCATGTGAGATCAGACGCAGCTCAGAACCTGGATCTCGTAGCCGGCAGAGGCACCCGTCGCCACCACCTGGGCAATCGCCGCTTCCGCCGTCAAGGCAGTCACGGACGTGGTGGCAATCGCGGTCAGGGTGCGGGAACGAACACTAAAAGTAGCCATAGCTCAGTCTCCTGTTAGCCCGGTCCACCGACGATCGGCCTTGGACGCCCACCGGGACCGGGCGGCTTCGGTTGATTACCCACCACATCCTGCGGCTGGGTCAACTGGTTACTCATGCGCGACGGCTGGTTGCCTTGCATGTTGCGCATCTGCTGGTCGCCACCAGGCGGGCCACCCATGCCAGGCGGCCCGCCGGTGCCGGGCTGGGCCTGGCCGGGCATGCCACCCTCCTGGCCCTCCATGCCGGGATCCTCCGGCAGCTGCGCACGCGAGGCCAGGAAGCCTGACGTCAACTCGCTGGTGATCTTGCGAACGCCCTGCTCGACGCCTTCCTGGATACCCTTGTCGACCTGCTCGCTGATATCCTGCTGCTGCTTGTTCTTTTCCTTGGCTTCCTGCTTTTTCTGCAGTGCCTCGTCCGACGGAACCACCTTGTCGCCGTCCAGCCCGATGGTCTGACTAACAGATCGAAGAACCGCTCCGCGACCAGCGATGCCGATGATGTCCATATCCATTGGATTGGCGGTGTGCTGCAGGAATTCAAGCTGCCTCTGGCGCTGGGTCTCACGCTGTACCGCGACGTTAACCCCCTGAACATAGATGTCCTCCTCGCCGGACAGGATCCCTGTCGTATCCGACAACAGTACCAGGTCGGCCAGCTGCATCAACGCCACCTCGAACACGTCACGATCGATGTTGGCGGCCACGGTCTGCAGGATCTTGGAAGCGTTGCCCATCAGCATGGCGAGGCCGGACGCGGTCCGGCCCGCGCCGCCACTTGCCTGTCCTCCGATATATTTGGGAATAGCGGAGACGTCGTCGCTCAGATCCACAAATGCTTTAAAAACCGTGAGTAGATCATTGGCGTTGGATTGCGGCTGGAAGAACTCGACCGGCGGCTTGGAGTTGTTGCCAACGGGGTCGTCAGTGACGTGCCATCGCTTCCAGGGGAACAGCTCGTCGGTGTTCTCTTCGGCACGACATCGGTTGTCGTTGACCACGACCTGTGGGCCAGAAGATATAGATATGTTGTTGACGAGGGATCGGAGCGTGGCATTGGCGACGTCCTGGATGTCGGAGATCATGTCGGTCAAGCCGTTGCCGATCGGCGTGCCCGGAACTTTTTCAAAGGAAGTAACAAAGTAATTATGTCGCGCGCGGGGAGACGGGGATAGGTTTGCCTTGATGACGTGGGATCCAATCACGTAGGCATCGATATGATAGTCCCGCAGTGGATCAGAGACTCCCGGCATTCCGTATTCCTGCAGGACGTTCCCCTGTACGTTGCCATGAAATTCCATCTGGCTGATCAAGCCGCTGCGATTCCAAGCGGGGTTTTCGCGACTTTCCAGCACCGCGCGTTCGGCGTCCGTCGTATCCCAATTGTCGTACAGCCCACCGCGACCATACTCTTCGAGAACGGCCCGTACCTCGTCCTGATTAAAGCCGGGGAGATCCAGGAGGTCGTTCAGCTCCGCGCGGGTCAGCCGGGACTTCTCGATTACATTGGCATTGGCTATGTCGGCGACACCGGGGGTCCACCAGATGTCGAATGGCGATATGCGTGCCCAGACCATCTTCGGCAGCTGCTGGACCGTCGGCTGCCCGCCCCCCGGCGGCCAAATAACGTCTGGAACAATCTTGACCGACGGACCCTTGAGGCAGGCGAACGGGAAGATCGGGAGATCTACGATGAACTCAGCAAGGGCGTGGTAAAACATTCCCTCGCGTAGCAGCTCCTCGATCCGGTTCTCGCTGACCTTGGCCTGCTGCGCCGCCTTCTTCTTGGCAGCGTCCTGCGCCGACTCCAGCAGCGCCAGCTTCCGCTTCGCCTGCGCATCCTCCGGCGCCGGCTGGCCGGTGGTCTGCATCACCATCTGCGCCTCATGCTTCATGAGGGCGTCGATCTTGGCCATGATCTCGTCGGGCACGTCCGGGTCCGCCGGCGGCTTGACCGCCCAGGGCCGATCGGCACCAAGATAGACGTCTCTCAGGAGAGACGATGCGGCCCGACACTTCTGGGCGGTGAGGCGCGCGTAGATCTGGCTGCCACCGAACTTGGCGACCTCGCGCATCTTGTCCGGCGAATACTGCCCATTGAAAACCCGTAACGCTTCGATCAATCTGCCGGACCAGCCAGAGGCGGTGTTGCGGTGGTTGCGCATGATCTCGAACTGGGCGCGGATGTAACCGGCCAGCTCCGGCATCGGCTGCGGTGCGGGAGCCGCGGCGGCAGACCTGGCCTCCGCTTGTGCGCGCAACTGCGCTTCGAGCGCCGCCGGCGGGACCACCGACAACACGTTGTTCTGTCCGCCTATGGGTGCAAGTGCCATGAAAATATGGTTAGCTGCAATTTACTAAGGAAATCTTAAGATGGCAGACCTGAACGAGACGGCGATGGCCGGCCTGGCGCGCGAGATGGCCATCAACATCCGGCCCTACAAAGTGGTGTTCGCCGATTATGGCATCTCCGAAGAGGACTTCTACGAAATCTCCAAGCATGAGTTCTTCAAGCGCGCCAAGGAGCAGTACGCGCTGGCGTGGAACGCGACCGAGTCGGCCGCCGACCGGGTGCGCCTGCAGGCCGCCGCCGGCTCCGAGCTGATCCTCCCCGTCATGGTCAACCGCGCCATGGACGCCAATGAGAGCCTGTCGAACGCCACCGAGGCCGCCAAGTTCGTCGCCAAGCTGGCCGGGCTGGGCGAGGTCAAGATCAGCCCCGCCTCCGCTTCCGACCGCTTCGTCATCACCATCAATTTGGGCGCCGACGTCGAGACCTACAACAAGAGCATCGCGATCGACCCCAACGACATCGACCCCTCCAAGCTGATCACGGTGAACAAATGAACACCGTCCTGATCACCGGCCATTGCGGTTTCATCGGCTATCACTTGGTCAATGCCTTCCGACGGCTGGGCGGGGTGAAGGTGATCGGCTACGACCTCAAGAACGGCCAGGACATCAGGGAGCGTGACCGGCTGCCCGAAGCCGACTGGTGCTTCCACCTGGCGGCGCTGACCGACGCACGGTCCGGCAACATCAGCGCCATGATGGAAACCAACGTGATGGGTACCCTGAACGTGCTGGAGCAGTTCGACGAAAACGTCGTGTTTGCCTCCTCCAGCGCGGTCAACTACCCGACCACGCCCTACGCCATCTCGAAAATCACTTGCGAGCATCTGTGCAAGCTGTATGGCGCGCGGATGGTGCGGCTGTGCAACATCTACGGCCCCGGCGGCCACGGCGTGTTCCAGAAGTTCGAGGCAGCGGACGTCATGGAGATTGCCGGGATGGGCGACCAGGTCCGCACCTACGCGCCGGTCGAGGATGCTTTGGCCGCCCTGATCGAGGCCCCCAGCAGCCCGAAGGGGTCATGCACGATCCTGCACGGCGAAGACCTGACCGTGATGGGGATTGTCAATAATCACTTCCCCGGCAAGCCCTACAAGCGGGTGCCACGCGCGTTGAACGACATCCTCGACGGGAGGCAGATTTGCCCACAATGACCCCGCTGTGCGAGCTGGCCCGCAAGTACGGCACCGACAAGGGTGGCTGGCACACCGCCAGGGGCACCTGCCACAATTACACGGCGACCTACCACGCGCTGCTGGGGGGCCGCCGCGAAGACGTCCGCAACGTGCTGGAGATCGGCATCGACCACGGCGCGTCGTTGCGGATGTGGGAGGAATACTTCCCCAACGCCGCCATCGTCGGTATCGATATCAACCGCGACACCCTGTTCAACAAGGAAGGCAGCCGCATCGTGTGCCTGCAGGTCAACCAGGTCGATGGCTTCGAGCTGAACCGGCTGCCGGGACCGTTCGACCTGATCGTCGACGACGGCAGCCACGTCACCGAACACCAGATCTACAGCGCCAACCATCTGAAGCAGCACCTGAAATCAGATGGCCTCTACGTCATCGAGGACATCTTCGAGGACTGCAAGCCGGCAAGCGTGCTCGATCATATCAACTGGGGGGTATGGACCGCGGAGCCGGTCGGCATCGGGCTGGGCGGGGCGCACTGCGAGTGCGGCTGCCGGGGTGGGGAAGTGTTGCTGACAGGACGACATCTATGCCCGTAAATTATACCGCACCGCCGACGATGGCCTCGTTCATGAAGAGTGAGGCGTTTGGCCGGGTGGCGGCCGGTCCAGTTGGTTCGGGTAAAACCACTGCGTGTCTAATCGAAATACTTCGTCGCTCGATGGCTCAAGCAAAAGCACCGGATGGCTATCGGTATACACGATGGGCCGTGGTCCGGCAGACGTTGAAACAATTGAAAGATACCGTATTGAAAGACGCCCAATCATGGTTCGAGGGCCTGGGTGAGTGGCGGGTGTCGGAGAACTGTTATTACCTCGACTTCTCCGATGTCAAATCGGAGTTAGTCTTTATCCCGCTTGAGAACTCCGAGGACCAGGCACGGCTGCTTTCGATGCAGCTGACTGGTGCATGGCTTTCGGAAGCGATTGAAATGAATTTCGATGTGCTTGCGCCGATAAGCGGGCGTATAGGCCGGTACCCCAGCGGCAACCGCGGCGTCCCCACCTGGCACGGGATAATTGCAGACACGAACATGCCAGTCGAACTCAGCGACTGGCACAAGTTCATGACTGAACCCCGGCCCAACTGGCAGATATTCGTCCAGCCGTCGGGCATGGACGTTCGCGCCGAGAACCTGAATTACCTTCTGCAGACCGAAGAGACGCGGGCGCTTCCCTTTGATCACCCACTTCGTCGGGCGCAGGGTAGAAAGTACTACGAGCAGTTCCTGTCGATGTACGGATCCGACCACCCCTGGGTGAAGCGGTACGTCTACGCGCAATATGGCGACGACCCGTCCGGCGAGGCCGTCTTCCGCTCGACATTCAAACCATCGTTTCATGTAGTCCCAGAGACGCTGATTATCCCCGGTTACCCACTGATTATAGGGCAGGATTTCGGCCGCAACCCATGGTCGCTGATCGGCCAGGTCGACCACATGGGGCGTCTGATCATCCATCAGGAGGTTGCCGCGGCGAATATGGGGCTGGAGAAGCACGTCGAGGAGAATTTGAGGCCCAAGCTGTTCATGGAAAAGTACATCATGAGCAAGGTGATCGTGGTGGGAGATCCCAGCGGTGTCAACCGGGGCACGGTGGGCGAAGAGAGCTGCTTCGACGCCATGAAGCGAATGGGCTTCCCGGCGTTCCCGGCACCGACCAACGACATCAACCCCAGACTCCGGGCGGTCGAAGCCCTGCTGGGCCGCCAGACCAACGGCGGGCCAACGCTCATGATCAACGGCACCAATTGCCCCTGGCTGGTGCGGGCGATGAGCGGCGGCTACCGCTACAAGAAGCACAAGGACGGCGGCCTGCGCACGGTGCCCGAGAAGTTCGACCGCGAAGGCTTCAGCCATGTCGCCGACTGCCTGCAATACATGGCGCTGGTAGTGCATGGGGGATTAATGACCGAGTTCGCCAGAAGACTGACGCCACGGCCACGGCGGGCGCCGTCGGCACAGATCACACCGATGGGGTGGACGTGATGGGCACAGATCCCAACCGGTGTAGCGAATGTAACGGCACGCTGCTGTACGGCCCGCCATTGCACTGCTGCTGGTCCCAGCATGGTAGCGAGGAGCCGCGGGATCTCTACTGGTGCATCGAGTGCTGCGAGTACATCAGCAGCGCGAGTTGGAATTACGAGGAGTGGGGACCGTACCAGTTCACGGTGACATGTAATCAGGCAGGGCACGCATAATGAGCGAAGACAAACCGGAATTCACCTTCCACGCCCGCGCCGACGAAGAAGCGTGCCGGGATGGCAAGCCGCACGTCTGGGCCGGCTGGCAGGAGTTCGAGGACGGCCGGGGCGGCACCATGGTATGCAGCGTCTGCGGACTATCAGCGTTTGAACACAGCATGAGGTATGGACCATGAGCGAAGGCATGAGCGTAGGCGCGAACCGGGTGCGCGAGAGCTTCAACCCGTCAAAAGACAACATGGTCGACAAGATCAAGCGGTACACCGCCGATCTGATTGATCTCTGTGAAGACTTGAAACCCTTGGACCCCAGGCTCGCGAGCCTGGCCCAGACCGCCTATGAGGAAGCCGCGATGTGGGCGGTCAAGGCGGCGACGACAAATTCTCAGCGCGGCAAATGACCAAGTGGATGCAGGTGTCCTACGCCGCCGACGTCGGCGAGGACGATTGCTGCTCGCTGTGCGGCGAGGACTACACCGAGTGCCCCTGCCCTGGTCCGACCATGGATGGCTGGGACTACGAGTGGCGGGACGGGGTGTTATGGGCGAGGGAGTGTGATGATGTCACATGAGTATGACTTCTCGATCACCGCCGGGCCATTCAACGACACCATGGTTCTGCACCGGCCGGATTGTCCTAAAGTACAGGAGTGGCGGGTTGCCGGCATGCCAATTTGCACCATGCTGGGGTGCGAGAAAGTCCCCGACATCGAGCGGTGCGAATGCCTAGAGAATGTGGAACTTGCACGCTCTGCTGCCGGGTAATGGGCGTTCCCGAGATCAAGGAAGACCATGCCTGGTGTCCGCATTGCCTGAAGAGCAAGGGGTGCGGGATCTATGCCGATCGGCCGCAACGCTGCCGCGACTTCAGCTGCCAGTGGCTCAAGGACGAGCATTTCGAGGACCACTGGTTTCCGAAGACGGCACGGATCGTCGTCGACCACAGGGTTGGCGACGATGGGGTATGGGTGTGCTTCGTGGTCGACCCCAACTCCCCCCTTCGCTGGAAGGAAGAGCCGTGGTTCTCCGACATCAAGCGGATCGCGGGACTGGGACTAGCGGGCTGGTCTGGGGTAAAATGGACCACTGTCGTCCTCGTCAGGGACGTTCGGCACATCATCGGGCACTAGCCGGCCGCTCTCGAAGGTCCAGCACGCCGGTCGCAAAGAGAACGCCACGCCAGGCTTGTTCCACTGCGCTTCGAGCTTCTCTTTAAGGGTTTTCATCGCCTTGCTCCACTGCCTTGAGTATCAGGTCCATGATCCGGCGCCTTGAATCGGCGTCTATCTGGTAACCATGACCCCAAAGGGTGGTGATGGCAATGCCGAACGGCTCCAGGCGGTGCCGGATCCGGCACATGTGCACATCTATCGTTCGATGGACCATGTTGAACCGTTCCTTTGGAACGGTCGTATGCTGCAGCAGCAACATGATCAGGCCGATTTCGGTCGGCGTCAGCTGGAACAGCTGGTGCAGGGCCAGCGTCATGGCTTCGGGATTCTGGGTCACCATCCTTGAGAGCTGCAGTGCCCGCTGGTCCCTGGGGAAGCCCGGTGGCCAGTCCTCCTTGGGGAGGTCGACCAGCTGGCCCTCTTCCTTAGCGTCCCGGAACCGATCGCGAAGCTCCGCGGAGGGAATGTGGGTGGCCCTGGCGATAGCCCGTAACGGCACCCCCTCGTCGGCGAGGCGTACCGCAACCAATTCCATGGGTAGTAGGCCAGCCATCAGCCAGCCATACATCAGGTAGGCCGCGGCGAAAAGAAAAAAGGCCGGCGGGGAGTGGAGACTACCCGGCCGGCCTCAAGTTGGAAACCCTAGCAATGAAGACGCCATCCGTAAGGACAATGTCGACAAGAGCGGCATCCTTGACCTGCAGGGGGCGAAAAGTCAAATATCCGCCCAGGTACTGTAGCGCCTGATAAACCACACGTTCGACTTGGAACAGCCGATCTCCGCGGCCATGGCCCGCAGGGACTTACTTGAAGTACGGATGCGGTTGATCTGCTCGACTGTCAACTTATGCGCCTTGCCGTGCTTGATCTTGTCGGCACGGTTTTCCAGGTAGGTGCCCCATTTAAGGTTATCGAGGCGATTGTTTGCTCGATCTCCGTCCAGGTGCCGGCTCTGTCCAGAAGGGGGGCGGGGGCCACGAAACGCTGTCAGTACAATCGTATGAATATAAACCTGTTTTACCTTCCCATTAACCCAGAGTTCAACCGCCAGGTACTGGTGTGAAGGAGATTTTGACCGGTGCTTCCACCAGGGTTTTAATACCCTGTTGGCCCGGAATGAGAAGACCTGGCCGAAGGTTGACACAGCGTAAAGGTACTCATATCCAACAACCCGCTTCCAATGTTCTCGCATAAGTTAAACCCTACACACATTACTGGCCAGACCCATTATCATACTTGGACAGGGGTGTCCAGGTTAGGTTTTAGGTATCTTATTACCTTTTCCCTTTTTTAGCCCCAAGGTATTTGCATATGCAAGAAGGGGTACGCGCGCGCGGGGGCACGTCTGGGCAGGGTAGGCGGCGGGGTGGGGGGGAGGCAGGCGCGCGCTGCGCGCGCGACTCATTAGTTCTTGCGCGCTGCGCGCGCTGCGCGCTGCGCTCGACTCCTTTCGGCATGAAAGGCCTTTGTTTGCAGAACATCCAGCACACGGCGCAGTGCCTGGGCGAGGACAAGCGGCCGGATCCGGCCGCTTGCCGGCACCGAGCTGGAGCAGCTCGCCACCGGCGATCGGCGATCGGCAGCCGATCGGCCAGGCGATCGGCGACGAGCTGCGGCAGCTCGTCAAACTTGGTTGTATTTTACCTGGTCGTGTTTTCGCTAACTAGTTCTCACTAGTTGGCCCCAGAGAGAAAGTTTTGACTAGTACTATTCCTTAATAGATTCATCGACTTAGCTATGTCACTGGTAGACTTTGAGCCGATTCTGGATTCTTGAGACCCAGTTTTTTTTGCGCGTTCTGCACCGAGAAGCGAAAACGCCAGCTAAAACCCTAATCCCCAAGGAGAAGGTAACATATAACCCTATAGCAACTAACTAATATAATTACTGTTTTTTATCTTTTCAACTAATACGGCCATAATGGCCTAGGCCACAATTGTCTGTGATGTTGTCACATAAAAACAGTCTTAAAAAACTCACTGGTTGGTTTTGGAATCGCGCCCAAACTCGACCAGTGACGTTACATCAGCCAAAAATACAACCGCCAAATTTGGCCTAATCCATTGATATCGCTGCAATTGTTAGATTGTTAGGTTTATAGGTCATTATGGCCTATCCAAGCCATGCAATTTCATGATATGGCGAGTATGGGCCATAATGGCCAAATCGACTGTGACTAGATCACAGAACACCTAACAACCGGCCACAAAGGCCAAAACCCAAGCAAAGGAGCTAACCAGATGCCGAACGACTTCTTGGCCGATCTTGAGGCCACAATCCCAGGCCTGCACGATAACCTGACATTCGGCGCCGCGCGCGTGCCGACCTCGCCCAGCTCGCCCAGGTTCGAAGCGGTCGACGCGACCGTGCCGGACATGCGCGGGCGCTTGCTCGACCCGCTCGACGCCGAACGCTTCGCCCTGGCTGGCAAAGCGACCCTGACCTTGGTGAGCACCAAGACCGGCAACCGCTTCACCTATCGGGTAAGCATCAGCCCCGACGGCGCTTGCCACTTTGTGGCCCTGCTCAACGGCCCGGACAACTCGACCGATTACAAGTATTTGGGTCGAATCGCCCGCTCGATCTTTTGGGAGGGCAGGAAGACTCCGCGCGCTGGGGACATCGGCCGCGATGCGCCCAGCATGAAAGCCTTCGCCTTCGCATGGAAGGCCATCATGCAAGGCTCGATCCCGTCGACCCTTGAGATTTGGCACGAAGGCCATTGCGGCCGATGCAATCGCAAGCTGACCGTCCCCAGCTCCATCAAGCACGGCTTCGGCCCGGAATGCTTCGGCAAGCTGGGCCTTTCCTCCCTCGAACAGGACTTTTGAGCCATGAGCAGCAAACCCGCGAACTATGCCGAGTTTTTCGACCTGCCCACCACCTGGACCCGCGCGCAATGGGGCGAGAAGCCCCAAGGCGGCGACCGCGCGCTCTTGAACGACGCCGACCCCTACAAGTGGAGCGGCGACGGCATCCCGCCCAAGATCGGCGCAAAGGTCCATTGCTACCTGAACGGAATCGGCCCGTGCACCGTGCTCAAATACTTTGTTGAGTATGGTTGGCTGGGGATCATCGCCGAGGTCAAGAAAAACCCCGCTTGGCGCAAGAAGCAGGACAACGGCGTTAACGTGCCCGCCCACCTGTTCGGCCTCGATCTTGAACCGCGCAAGCCCATTGTGCCCGTGACCAAGGCCAACACCACCCCGAACATGTTCGATTGATTGCAGCTCATGCGGCGCAGCTCGACCAGCTGCGCCGCATCGGCGGCAATCAAGCCGCAACGAGAGGTAACCTAGCAATGACCACCATCAAGATTATGCGAATCACCCTTAGCGATGGCTCGCCCATCTGGGACGTGAGCGTTTTTGACGATTCGGCAAACCAGCGTTTCCTGTTCGCTTGCTACTCCGAGCAGGACGCCAACCGCTTCGCGTTCGAGCTGGAACGCATCACCAACGAGCACACGACCCAGACGGCCCAGCTCGACACGGTGCAGGCATGAGAATCACCCAAGAGCTTTACTACGCGATGGAAGCCGCCTTGCGCCCGTTCCTGGCCCATGGCGTGCCGGTCACCGAGCGCGACCGCTGGGACTTGCTTTGGCGTTCCGGCTTCGACACCCGCCAGCTGTACGACGCTGGCCTGAATGATCAGCACATAGACACCGCTTTGCGGCGCATCGTTGGAGTCGAGTCATGAGCAAACCCAGCGGAATCGTATTCTATCGCGGCCCGTCCATGTTGGACGGGCAACCGATTGTTGCAATCCTAACCGGGATTGTGAAGCGCAGCCGAAACGGCAAGACAGGAAGCGGACTCTATCAGACATGGATTCTGCGTGCCGACCTGGACCCGCTCAAGGCCGTTCGCCTTGGGCACGACTTCTCTATTTGCGGCAATTGCAAGCACCGGGGACGCATCGTCAAAGCCGCATCCGGCCGCCGCAAGAACGTCGAGCGCAAGTGCTACGTTCGCCTTGATACCGCCCCGCTCAACATCTGGAACACCTGGAAGCGCGGCCGATATCCTGACATGCCGCCCGCCGAGGCTCGCCAGCTGCTCGCCGGCCCCGTTCGCGGCGGCTCTTACGGCGACCCCGCAGCCGTGCCGTTCCACGTCTGGCGCGTGCTTCTGGCTGGCTTGGACACCGGCACAGCGTACACCCACCAATGGAAGCACTTTCCCGAACTGGCATCGTTCTGCATGGCGTCCGTCGACACCCCTGCCGAACGCGAAGACGCCAAGGCGCTGGGCTTTCGCACGTTCCGCGTAAGGGGCCAGGACGAGCCGCGCGAGGCCTACGAGAGCGTTTGCCCCGCATCCAAGGAAGCAGGCAAGCGCACCACTTGCGACCTCTGCAAGGCCTGCGGAGGCCATCAGGCCAAGGCCAAGGCTGACATCGTAATCATGGCCCACGGCGGAATCGGCAAGGAACGATTATTCCAATAGACGCGCTGGCCATTATGGCCCATAACCTTACAACTCAATGGAGCTAGACCAATGTCCGATGATGATCTGATTCTCTTCAACGCCGCTTGTCTCTACGTCGCTACCGCCGCCGTGATCCTCGCGGCGTTTGTTCTGCTGCTCTCCTGACTACGTTCCGGCAACCCAAACCAAAAAAGGAATCCCTAGCAATGGCACTCTCCGAAACCGCGCGGGGCGCTTTGCGCCTCGCCTATGCCAGCAAAGGCCCGCACCGTGGCCAGCTGCTGGCCAAATGTCCCAAGTCCAACACGCTGGCGGCTGCCGCATGGCAAGGCGCAATGCTGATCTGCAACCCCTACAAGGCCAGCATCGGCGCAATGCTGTTCATGACCGACGAACAGAAGGCCATCCGCGACGAGGTGATTCAGCACTTCGAAACGCTGCCGCGTGAATTCATGATCATGGCCGCGCGCGACCGCGAGACTCTGGAAAATTTAGGCGTGTGGTGACCCATGGGCGCAAAGAACGCACCGTTGGCCGTCCGCCTCAAACGCAAGAGTCGTGCGACAGCTAAAGGCTGTCGCGTATGGCTTGGATTCACTGTCCCCAAGGGTTACGGGCGAATCTGGAACGACGATAGAAAAACCATGATGAGTACACATCGCGCGGCTTATGTGCTCGCTTATGGCGCAGTGCCGAAAGGGTGCGAGCTTCACCACACTTGCGAGAATAAACGCTGCATCAATCCGGCGCACATTGTGGCTATGCCGCGTGCGCAGCATGAGCGATTGCACCTGAAACCAACTTGTATTGAAGGACACGCTTACACTGCTAAAAATACAAGGTATCGCGCAAACGGTGCGCGCTACTGCATCCAATGCAATAGGGAATATCAACTCGCGTGGTACCACGCCAACAAAGGAGTCTAGCAATGAACGCCAAGGAATCACGCAACACCAAGGGCCAGCGGCTGCCGCCCGATCCCGACAACATGAACGCCGACCGTGCATGCTGGGCCGGTGAATGTATTGACCTCATGAGCGAGATTACCGGCTGCGAGCCAGGACAGGAGGCGCTGGGGGACTTGCTCTGCAACCTGTTCCACTGGGGCGACCGCAACGGCATCACGCCCGACGAGCTGGAGGCGATCTTCGCCAGCCGCCGCAAGATGTACGACGAGGAAACCAGACCGATACCGGAGGACGATTGAACATGACTACATTCCGGCAACAAGACGATATGGCCAAGCTGGTTGAGTCGCTGGCGCGTCTTATCCTGCCCGACGAGCACGACGTGCCCGCGGCGCTCGATACTGCGGCCGATGCTGGCCAGCTCTACGACTTCGTCGAGGCCGCGCGCGAGATCCTGAAGGGAGGGCGCAAGTGAGAAAGCCCAAATACACCAGCAAGCGGTTCGTCGCGTTCGTGGCGACGTGCCGATGGCAGGCCAACAAGCAATGGGCTTACGGCGGGCTGGTCGATGATCACCCGGAGCGCGTTGAGCAGGCCTACCAGCTCAAGGAGAACCCCAAAGACTTTGTCCGCTGGCTTGGGGAGAAATACGACTTGATCGATTACAACGAATGGAAACGGGGGTTCTAATGAGCTGGGACGACTACGACGAACGCGAGGACCGCTTGGCAACGCCACAGGAAGCCGTGGCCGAGTGGGCCTACAACTATGGCGCAGACCACCTGGACGAAGCGTGGCTGCTGCACGATTGGGACGTGTGGGTATCCAACCCGCACTATTGCGGCCCGCGCGTGCCGTACCCGGAGCACGAACCCGACGAATACCTCACCACCGACTATGAGTCCGGCAAGCCCGCCGAACGCGAACCCAACGAATAAGGACGCCCAAGCAATGATGACATGGACCCACGCCGATCTGGCCAGCCTCGCCGATTACTGTGAGACCAAGGCCACCATCCAGCGTGAAAGCGCGGCGGCGCTCAAGCCGACCGCGCGCCGCGCCTTTGAGCTGCGCGCTGCGGCAGCCGAGAACGAGAGCCTCGCCTACATGCTTCGCCATACCACGATCACGGGAGGCGAGGCATGAGCACCGTATTCACCGGCAAGGCTGGCGTCGATACCTACCGCGCCATCGCGATCAAGCACGGCCTCAAGCTCTATGCCGACACCGGCATGAAGCCCAACAGGGCGTGGACGCCCACGGCCATGCTGGCGGCTGCCGGCCAGATCACCGGCAAGACCTTCAAGCGCGGCCAGTACGCGCAAGCCATCTATTCGCTGGAGGCGTGGATCATCGCCAACGGCACAACAGGGGAGGACCAATGACCGCGCGCGACATCCTGCAAGAGACTTACGACAACATCACCGCGTTCCTGCTCGATCACGTCAGCGATGACGTGCTCTGGGAGGACGCCTACCCCGACCTCGATGAGCTGCGCAGCCATATCGGCGAGCTGCTCGCCCAACCTGAAGGAGTCGAATCATGAAACGTGGAGAGTTGATCAACGCGCTCGAACAGGCCCAGAGCGCGATGCGGAACGTCATCGCGGTCTGGGAGAAGGGCGACCTGGCCGCGGCGATCCGCGAGATGCAGGAGGTTCTGGCCGAGGAAGTAGACCCTGCAATCGCATGGTGGGAGTCCGAGAATGAGTAACGATGACACCGAGCAGCTGCGCCGCCTCATGCTTGAGTCCGGCATGCCGCAGGCCGATCTGGCCGAGGCCAAGCAGAAGTGGGACCACCTGGAGGTGGCCCAGCACTTCGAGATCGTGGGATTCATGGCTCCATTCTGCGTGGCCATACGCAAGAGCGACGGCAAGCGTGGATTATTGGAATTCACCCACCACCCGCGATTCTATTTCAACTTTGTGGAGGACAAATGAACAATTGGGAACTCTATGAGGACCACCCGAAGTTCAAGGAAGCCACCGCAGCGATTGACCGCGCCTGGGTG